GGTCTGCGCTTCTCAGGTCTGCGCTTCTCAGGTCTGCGCCGCTCAGGTTTGCGCCGCTCAGGTTTGCGCTTCTCAGGTCTGCGCTTCTCAGGTCTGCGCCGCTCAGGTTTGCGCCGCTCAGGTTTGCGCTTCTCAGGTCTGCGCTTCTCAGGTCTGCGCTTCTCAGGTTTGCGCCGCTCAGGTTTGCGCCGCTCAGGTTTGCGCTTCTCAGGTTTGCGCCGCTCAGGTCTGCGCTTCTCAGGTCTGCGCTTCTCAGGTTTGCGCTTCTCAGGTCTGCGCTTCTCAGGTTTGCGCCGCTCAGGTTTGCGCCGCTCAGGTTTGCGCCGCTCAGGGTATCCGCGTTAACAGTGTGGATTACACTTCCATTCCAACGATTTTTGATTTGAATTGACATTTTCTTTCATCCTTTTCTGTGCCTAAGGCACGGTTGAATTGCAGTTAGTTGATTGGTGACTATTCCTCTCTCATCTTTCTGCCGGACGATGTTTCCATGACGTTTGAGGTTTGAACGGCTCCATCCCAATTGTAGATGCCGTCATAAGACGCTGAGAGATACTTGCCTGATGAATCGCGCCTCAGTGCATCGATTCTAGCCTTATCCGATACGGTAACAGGGACAATGTATTGCCCTGCCTGCTTAAGTGTGAGCTTAAGAGTGTGCGCCGTGTATGCACAGTTCTTAATCTCCGCCCCCGTCCATCCTTCGTCATTCGGCAATTCTGAATCAGTCATACCAAACTTTTGCTTATAGATATCCCATATCTTGTTTCTCTCATCCTGCGTAGCAGGCGCATCGAAAAAGAATGTGGCAGCGCTAAACCGTCTCTTCAATTCGGGGGGGAGTGAGTTTACAGAGTTGCAAGTGGCCAGCATTAAAACCCGTCCGCCCGATATGGAATCAATCATCCCTTGCGCATTGCGCAGGTACTCGTTAGAACTGCCAACGATGCCAGATTCCATGGCCGCGATATCAAACTTTATCGCAGGAATGCCGTACTTATTCCCGATTGCCTTTGCAAGAGCGGACTTGCCCACTCCCGGTATCCCGAGTGAGAGAATACCTCGAATCTGCTTGTCTTCAGTCCATTCCAGCATGGTGCCGAGTTGTTTGGTTGATACTCCAGACATATCGGTTCCGGACCCTGCGAACCCCTTCTCTATCTCATCCATAAAAAGGATGAGGTTAGGCGGATTCAGACCTTCACATACTTGGCAGAGGTATTGCTTTACCTGATTCAATCCCCCGATATCGTCAAGTGTTTCTTTTCCGCTCAAAACCTGCAAACCTCTAGTTTGGTTAATGGCTTGCCGTTTGCGCTCCCATAATTGATCGATGTCTAACTTTCCAGCTTTCTTGTCAATGCACATAGCTACGGATTGCTCACTCGGAAAGTAAGGCAATCCGATTAAAGCTTTCGTTGCGCCGTCTAAGACCTCCGCTTTAGGTTCGGGGAGCTTGGCGAATTCAAAGATGGATTTAACGCATGCCTGAAGTATCTCAGCGGTGGGCAATGGCTCATCCAAAACTAAAATATCGTTCGATAGTTCCATAGGTAGAATTGATCCCGAACCTGTAAGGAGGATTAGCATCTTTCCGCCTTGTTTGAACGTGTCACGCAGGTTCCAAACCCCTTGGATCACATTAGGGTCATTCCCCCAAAAGAGATGAGCATTTGAAATGAAGAGAATGCTATCCTCTGGCAGTGAATCGGCCATGACTAGGCATTCGGTCAAAACCCGCGTTACCTCATTCTGTGCGCCTAGTTTGGCCAAGGTTTGAGTAATCGCCTTTCCGCCTGCGTCATTCAATCCCTGCCATCCCTTCAGGCAATCCCAAAGGATGAGGCTATATGGGGTTTGGGTTTTGAGGTTTTTAATCCCCTCTGTAGTCGAGTGGGCATCATACGTCCGAATGCAGGCTAACGGCACTCCCGCCCGTAATGCTGCCTTGTACTGCTCATGGAACGATAGAGACATTTGAGTCACCTTTCAGCGTATTGAATACGCGGGTTAACGGGTTACGGTTTCCAAAAGAACACGGTGACCATTAAGGTTCTGCCCGTGCTATTGTACGTGTTAAATGCGTTGGGAAAGATTCTCCACCCTTGAGTGGGAAGCATATCATAAAACTCTTTTACTTGCCGTTTAAGTGTTCCACGTGGAACATTCGGCAATTGTCCGCGCCTACGAACATTTACCAGCATGTTAACTGCTAGTAGGGTTTTGGGCCGAGCATTAGCTAAGAATCTACCTAAGTTGCACATATTGTTACAGTTACTCATAACAGTATGTATTGCCTGCATACTGTCAAGATAATACAGCCCGTGCAAGTGTTTGCACCATTTAGCGAAATGAGTAAATGCATCCCCCTGAAAGAAAAGGCATTTAGGGTGCATGGCTGTGAATTCTTCACTGATATCATTTCTGTTAATACCAATGAATCGATCATTGAAATAGGGTTTCCATTGCTGCACATCAAAACTAGGGTGCAGATTCTCGCCATCAATACAGGACGGCACAGTAACGCATACGTCAAGACCGTTAGAACGATAATGGGTGAGCTTACGATACAGACTGATAATCGCTTTTCTGTGCCGATACTTCGGGCTGAGATTGTAACCATTGTTGGCATCCATTACCGTATACCTCGCATGGTCTGTATTAGCAGTCCGATGAAAACCCGTGCATAGACTTCAATCGTATCGTACGGAGTGGATACTCTCATTAGTTCCCATCCCGGTACTGTAAAGCAGTCTGGTACAGGGTAGCGCGTTTGGCATCCCTTGCAATCGCCTCACGGGTTACGGCTAGCAGTTGGGCTTTCCGGCGCATGGTCAGAATGTCCAATGCGAGAAAGATGCACACGGCCAGCAAAAAGAACGCTACGAAAATCAAGCTCAGAATCATCATGGTTAGTTCTCCTTTAACTTGCATCTATGAGTATCGGCCATTTCTCCAAAAAGTGTCAATGGCAAACTATCAATATAGGGAGAAAATAGTTGCATGAGGTAACGCGGGTTTGGCCATTCGATTGCATACAAAACGGTCGAATTTTGTTACATTCTGTTACATTTATGCGTTTTGTTCAATGCTGGTGTATAACATATTGATTCGATTGAATTTATACATACTGTTACATATCGTAACACTTTGATAGGCGTTTTTAATGGGTCACTCCCCCATAAAATCGACCCATGAGAGCCTAACCGGGTTAGCGTCGAAAATAGAGGCATTTACTAAATGGTAAACTTTTGCTGTAAGTTGTTGATTCTAAAGGGATGTTACTAACTTATAACTTTGTATTGCAGAGTATATACTATGTGAGCAATAGCTAACGGCGCAATAGGCGAAAATAAATATTCAAACTTAGAGAGTATGGCAAGTGACGTGCAACAAAAAACCCGCCCCATGAGGGACGGGCTAATTGCTAGCAGGCTGATAGGCTAGATGCTGGCGAGATACTTCCGCGCTGCATGTTTGGCTTGCTCAGCGGGCATATGCTTTGCGAAAATCGGCCTGATGGCATTGAAGCGGGCACCATAGGCAAGATTACCGGCCTGAGGCGCATGAGTCGATTTGAGAGCTTTGGTAAGCTGGCCTTTGACTGCCGGAGTCATTTTCATAGTTCATCCTTTCCGAGATGGGTTATGCGTATTTAATACGCGTATGGGGTTGGGCCTGCGTTAGAACATTGCCGCGAGCATAAAAGCAGTGAGGAACAGAGCAATCCGAAACTCCCATGTACGATACCATGCCGTTACCATTTGATTCTCCTTTTCAAGGTTGAGGGTTAAAGGTTGACGCGTATTTAATACGCGTATGAGGTAATGCTGAATCAATCTAACGGCATTGGATAGAGCTTTGAACATACAACGAATGGGGGAGATTGGTTAGACGCGCATTGTTTACGCGTACGGGTTAGCGCTGCCGTCTATCTGCAATCCAGAGCAATACCGCTACCATGGCCAGGACGGTGAATAGATCATACAATTCGATACGGTGCATGTAATCCCCCTTGCCTAGGAATAGAACATACCGGGCAAGTATATGTCAATGGGTTTTGTCTATAACACGTTAATGGGATGGTAGAGACGCGTATTAAATACGCGTATGGGAGATTCGAGGAATATGGACAAAACGAGAATATGCAAAAACTGCACTACATAAAGACTAAGGCACTGGCGTATCAATATCAAATGACTGACGACCAGTTCAAGGCTTTAATGAAGACGCAGGGAAACAAATGCCCGATATGCCTTTGCGTATTCGATACGCTCAAGGTTAAGCCATATATTGACCATGACCATTCGTGCTGTGCTGGGCAAGTGACGTGTGGATCGTGCATACGCGGAATTCTATGCAATGCTTGCAATTCGCTGCTAGGCAAGCTGAAAGATTCTACAAAGGCATTGCAACGCGCTATAGACTATCTAGACAAGCCTCACATCGTATTGCCGCCCTCACAGCCTGTCAAGCCTATACCTGTGCCGCCTGTCAAGCTAGAAGCTCTTGTTAAGGCGATGCCCATTTCTACCCCGTCTGAGGCCGCTCTGAAGCGTGAATTAGCTCGACGCAATTATGGACCTAGGCGCAGATTCTTCACTAGGCTGATAGTTAAGTGACCACTTAAGTGTCGAAAATCAAATGGATACATATGTGCGCAAAACTTGCTAATGAATACAAACCATGGTGACCATCCATTAAAATCAACAATTTAAATGAGTTACACACGGCATACGCTCGGATGAGGCATTCTTGCCGTACACGTTTACAGCAACTTTAAGTTACTGAGTACTCACTTATTTATAAAGCCTTTAGAATCAGTAAGTCCCTAACCATCCCTTTTTTCGACCATGCCCGGCAGAGTCTCTCCACCATGCGGCTCGCGGCTGGACACGAGTCCCGGCCAGAAACTATCCACATCAGTCGGTAGGAGTCCCTAGGTATCTTTTTTGTATTCAGTAGGTTGTAGTACAGAAAAGGACGTTAACCATCCTTGTTAGTTCTTATATATGTATGCACACAAAAGAACCTCCAGTCATTAGACGGGAGGTTCTTGTTTCATATATTTTAGCAATTGTTCCAAATCAGACACGCTTGAGTTTCTTTTTACCGTATTACATTTCAAGCATATAATTTTTACATTACCTTTTGTGTACCCTTTAAGAGAGTCTATTCTATCTAAAGACGGGCACCCTTCTTCCATAGGTCTTAATGGTACGCCCCAATTTAAAATCCTATTACATATAGGACAGCCCTCGGGAGGAGCAGTAAGTAACTCATCTCGGGCTCCATAGTCCCACTCTCGACCAGACACCTTGCATCTGTCTATGGCATTGCTAAACAACTTCTTGATCCTGCTCCCTCTGGATTCATACCAGGGTTTTGTAGTCTTTTTAGCTCTTTTCGGAACATGGCCAGTTAGGTACTTGGCGTAACGCCCTTTAGGTTGCTTCTCCCCGCATCCACATTTGCACAATCTATCCGCTCTTACCCTAATTTTCCCGCCTCTCCTTTTTCTGCCAGCGGCTTTCTTACATTTTAACGAACAGTATTTCTTTAAGTGTGCGTAACAGGTTGCAGTGTTTACGGTAAAATTGGAGCTACACTCTTGCAAGGCACAAGTCCTAATTTCTACTTCTCCCCTGCCAATGGCTCGTTCCGCCCCCCGTTTCATAGCAACTGTACTCGGAGTAAAATCACAACCGCAATGTTTCTTTCTATCCCTATACAGGTTGCGTCCGTCAACTACTAAAACAGTGCCACAATCACATATACAATTCCACATACTAGAAAACCGTACATCATTAGGAGCACGATCTTTTACATATAATTTTCCGAACTTGCACCCAGTCAAGTCTTTAGCTTTTGTTTTTACCACGCAGTTCTATCCTTTATCGCCTGTAATTGGTTCCGCTCTCTAACAAGTCTTTCAAGTCTTCTATTTCTTCTTCCAACTCGGTGACCTTTCCTCTTAAATACTTTATAGCAAAGTCTTTCAGTTCTAGGCTATCCGCTGTCAAGAACCTGGTAGCGTCGAATACGTCCTTGTCCGTTACTGGTCCTTTAGGGACTTCTGGTACAACAGTGTCAAGCGGGCTGTCATCTACAGGTCCGTGGTGGGCAGACTTTGTGTACGCTTTACTCGATTCCTTCGTATTTAATACGTTTGTAGGGCAAGTCTCCACATGCTCTAGACTATGGGTGCATCCTGGGCACGGGTGCAGATCGTCATGTAGGATTTTCTCAGGTTGCGTATCTAATACGTTTACGCTTATCACTGACGTGGTTTCTAGTTTATATCCGAACATACTACTCTCCTCTCAATTTCTTCTCTAGCAACTCGATCTGGGACTCCAGGGACAGAATCCTGTTGGTTTGCTGCTGAATCTTTACCAACAACTCATCATAACCGTTTACAAAGTGAACTGCACATGGGCCGGAATGGTGCTTCGCTCGGCTACAATAACATCCGGGTGGTTGTAGTTTAGAACAATTCATGCCTCATCTCTGATCTTTCTTGGTCCAGTGGCCGGTGCCATCACGCTCTTAGTCGGTACCGGGGCAGCAGGCTGACTTGCTGATGATACGTTGGCAGCATCCTGTCCGGTTTGTGCCAGTCCCCCTAGAAGACCCTGCAATCCTTGAAGTCCTGGGCCTTGTTGCTGACTTTGTTGCTGTTGGGCTTGCTCTTTCTGTACAGCCTGAGACTGCTTATCCTTATACATCTGCTCAAGTAATTTGAGTTTATCTTGTTGTGTTGTCAGTTGCTCGTTGATCTTAGAACCGTTCAAGAAGCTTTTCTTCTTCTTGGTATTCCTTATCATGGCTTTTTGTAGTTCTATCTGCTGTTTAAGTTTTGCCTTTTGGTCTTCATCGTCTACCAAACTGTCAATAGTTTGACCAAGTTTGTACGCCATATCGTTTGACAAATCCTTCAGAGTCACATAATCGTCATAGCTATTTACAGGAAGTATTTGACCAGGAGGCGGCTCTAGGGTATTTGCGGCCAGCGGTTTGTACATAAACTTATCAAGCACGTTTGGAGTATCATAGTTCAAAATATCACCCATGCAATCGTCCGGTAATTTTAGCGTATTAAATACGTCAAGTGTCACTACGCCTCATCTCTGATCAGCCGTCCGGGTCTTTGCTCTTTAACCTGTGCCCCATCGTGCTTATGCTGGTCGCAGAATATCCCTAACTGTATCCATATATCATCTGGCACTTTCAACATAGTGATCTTGTCGAAGTCGATCTGTAGAATCTCTTGACAGGATTTGCAGTAGGCGCGGCAGTCCATCCCTCCGGATACAAGGTGTCTGGATTGGAGGACTACGTTAAAATTCGAGAGTCGAGCAATACCAATCATGGTTTCTTGCTCGATCCCTCGCTTAGAGTTTGCGTACAGAGACGACGCGGGGCCTCCGAATTTTATCTCTGCGCCAAAGTCCATGCTAGTCCTTTTCTATTTCTATCAGCCACGGCTTATTAACCGGCTCATATGCTTCATTACAGATTGCCGCATTGTAGAATTCTGTTCCGTTGGTACCGTACAAGTTTGTGTGCCCGTATCCGCCGTGAATATGGCCGAAGATATGTACCCTTGGTCTGATCTTTTCAACCGCATCCATCAAATCTCGGCATCCTAGATGGTCATACGCGCCGAAATATGGCTCGGTTAGAGGCACCATTTTGTCAAGAATACCATGCGGCGGTCCATGGGTGATCAGAACGTCCGTGTCGGCAGGAATATTATCCCAATACTCCTTAATCTTCGGGCCACGGTGGACGTTAAAGGCCCAGTCATAAAACCACGGCTGGATTGGTGAGCCGTAGAATTTGAATCCGGCGATGTCTACTCCACTGTCTTGCAGGTAGATCACTCCTCGATCAAACTTTGACAGGCAGTAAGAGATGTCAGACTCAAACATCCGGTCATGATTCCCGGCCACTAGAATTTTATCATTGTGCGGTTGGGCAGAGAACCACTCCCCGAAGTCCTTAACCTCGGAGTGCCGGTATCCTGATCCCATCAGGTCGCCTGCAAACACTAACACATCAGCATCAGGCAGTTTTACTGACCGATGGTAGGTATGGGTGTCTGAGAAAGCTGCGATACTAAGCTTGGACATTCTCTTCTACCCTTTCAACAGACAGCCAAGTGCCGCTTGCGTAGACTTTTACCATGACGTTCCCATTAGTTACAAATAGCCTATCACCTTTTGATACTAAAAAAGAATCAGCAGTAACTGTCTCAACTGCTGATTCGCCATTTACGTTTACTCTTACTCTGATTGTTGACATTATTTCTCCTCTTTGTTCCAAATCTTTTCAAATTTCTTAGGCTTCCAAGTTGCCTGCTTTGCGTCCATCTTCTTCTTCACATACTCAATAGAGATTGGGAAGAAGTTCTGAGCGTCAACTCCCACGTCAAAGCACAGTGGCGATTCGTCCATTGTACTCGATGGGTTAGCTTCCGGCAAAGCGGAATGTGAGTGGCCGTACAAATGGTAGGCTCCACGGTGACTACCATTCCACACTCTACAGGCGTAGTGGTGTAGGTAGATGTTTGGAAAGCCTTTTATCTGCAAGTTATATGCGTCTCTGACGAATACAAAACTATCTTGAAGAATCTTATTATCAATTATGCGTTCGTCATGGTTGCCATAAATGAAATGATGTCTTCCGTTCAGAGCATACCGAATCTCAAGGCACTCCTTGAGAGGGCATGTTTTCCAGAACATATCGCCTAGATGGAACACGTCATCGTTTTTACCAACTACCGAGTTGTGGTTGGCAATTAGTTTTTCCTTCATGTCCTGCAATCCGGAAAACGGCCTTCCTGTAAACCGGATGATGTTCAAATGTCCAAAATGTTCATCGGATGTGAAATGGGTTCCCATGTGTTCCTTTCTTGTGGAGGATGGCGTGTGATTCGAACACACGGAACCGGGTTCTGGCCGGTCCTTCGGTTTTCAGGACCGATGCCTTAAACCGCTCGGCCAGCCATCCTAATTCAATTGTAACTTTATTATACCACAGGTCGCAGAAAAATGCAAGAGGTTTGTAGAAATTTTCGGGGGTTTTGACACAGGATGGTCGGCCCAGAGGGACTTGAACCCCCATGCCCATTAGGGCGCTTGATTCTAAGTCAAGTGCGTCTGCGAATTTCGCCATGGGCCGAATTTGGTGCCGGAGGCAGGCTTTGCACCTACTTCGGAAAGGTTATGAGCCTTCCTAGCACTGCTACGCGCCCCGGCTAATCTTTTACAGCGCACTTGCGGAACAAATTACTGCCTTCTATGGTGCGCTCACAGGTTCTTTAGCAGTCTACTGTTATCCGCCAACTTCTAACTCGGCCTGCGGCAATTCCACTGTGCAGGACTTGGGACACTCACTGCCAGTTTCATGTAAACCGGACTTCCGCCTCTTGCGTCGTCGTGAACATCACATTCTGGTCCTAGATCAGTTAGTTTTCCAATCTTCTCTTTAGTCCTTCCGCACACTGGGCACTTGTAGCTGTAAATTGCCATGTTACTCCTAAAATCATATATCCAGGGAATCGTCGTGGTCGATTAAGGTCAACGTCTTGACCCACTAGCCCTCATGCACACCCACGCCAGCGGCTCGTTCAAAATGGTCGGGGTAGGAGGATTCGAACCTCCAGTGATCTAATCTCCGATTTCCAAAACCGGACGGCTCCCAACTACCGTTTTACACCCCGATTAACTAAAATGTACGATACCGTCTGAATCTGTTATTGCCGAAGAAGCATCAACCCAGAATCCGTTGACAGCTTCGCCTGAATCTCGGTTCCTGAGTGTGAATTGTGTTGTGCAGTTGCATCCATTGATCCGGAAGCCTCTGGCCTTCACGTTGATGGGAACCTCCCCGTCATTATACACGATAGGGTAGTCCAAGTCACCAGTAATTTTTACTCGAAAAGCCATAGTCTCCTCAATGGGGTGGCCGGTGGAAGTCGAATCCACCAAAACTGGAGTCACAGTCTAGCCCAACGTACCGATAGTTGGCACGGCCACAGTCAATTAGTCAATTAGTCGTGCTCGTAGTTTTCAGTCTCAACGCCGGTCTTAGTCACTACGACCTTAGCGTGATCACCGAACATTCCGAGATAGTCATCGTCATCAAACAGTTCCAAGAAGTTCAGAATTTCCTTGACCGCTGAATCATTAACTGAAAGAGCCGTTTGGTCAACGTACTTTTTTCCGTCATAGTACTTCAGATTTAAAAGGCCAAAATATTCTCGCTCCTCGTCTTCATCGGTGAATTTAAAATCGATGTCATCAACATTAGCGCTAAATTCACATGTTTCACCATCATTGAAATAGGGTGTGTACTGCCTCCACGCAAAGTACTCCAAAGTGGGAAACTCTTGGAACAACGTGCTAGTAGCTTCCTTGAACAAAATCTTTGCGCTCTCACGAATCTTCTTGCTAAGTTCCTCACGCTGAGACCGAAGGTCTTTCAGCTTGTCTACTGCTTCTTGATTCAAACTCATAGTTCGACCTTTCTCCTCACTGTATCACGTTTTGCTAATTTTGCAAATGATGGCGGTGCGCCAGCACCTTTTACCATCCACTCTTGTAATTCAATTTCCTGAAGGAAGTCCTGGGCAGATGGAATATATCGTCCGCCATAGTCTTCAAGAACGTGTTGCTCTCCAATATCCCTTACGGAGACTTTCCTGTTATCACTATTGGTAATGTTGTGCCCGAATACTTTCTCAAGAATCACAGACAGGAACCAAGCGTTATGAGTCAGTGCCCTATGTCTGCTATCTGCGATCTGTCCTTTTGACGAGTCGAGTAAGTCATGAATAGTAAGGTAGTCCTCTGGAACCCCTCCCCACTTCCTTGCTGAAGACAACGCGTGAATGTATGGCTTAGCCATGATTCCTTTCTTGGGATTGGGGCAGGATTCGAACCTGTCGTTTCCACCGCTAATCAGTGGCGTCCTTGTCCACTAGACGACCCGCACCATAAATCTTTTCTGAATCGGTGGGGATAGGTGGGAAACGAACCAATTCCTGTGTACTTCAGGATCACCAACTTCTTCTTCGTGGTTTTACATGTACATTAGCCGTCGCCTCTGTCGATAATGTAAAACGGTGGAAGCGCTCTTCCCTTGAGCTATATCCCCATAATCTCATGTGACCAGTTTCACACTTTCGTCAAGCCGGTCAAAAGCCGTCATATGTTTGTGCCATAACGCAACAACTTCAATTCTCGATTAATGTTGTCAAAACGCCGTTCTTGTCTTTTATTTGAGGCTCATGAAAGACGGATGAAACGTTGAGCCTTCTCAATCTTTGCCACTATTCTTTTACAAAGTCAGTGGCCAACTCCGTGTCCTAACTTCTTAGGCCATTACCAGATCGTTAACGTTTGTCTCAACGCCATAGTTGCTGTTTCCAGTAACCATGTTGGCAAGAAGTTCGTCAACAAGTCCAGTCTGCGAGTTTGTGCTTGCAGTTATTGGTTTACGCAGTTACGGCTGTCGTCTACCGGCACGTCCACAACACCTTGAATAGTACAATCGAAACCTGGACGCACCCAAAATTCAGCTAAGTTACCCATTTGTAGGACTCGAACCTACGGCCATGTTATCTTAGCTTCATTTAGCATTGTCAACCCTGAGATTTGGCCGGGATCGAACCTGCACTTTTCTCCGACTTTGCTAAATTGATTGTGTAGAACTTATCGTTTCAACCAGCTAGCCAGCTAGCCAGCCAGCTAACGGGGTCTGGTTCTACACAAATTGTTAATACCAAACTTGGTGGATGCGGCGGGAATTGAACCCGCGTCTTATACTACAACATGCGCTTCATACGTGCGTACTTGTTTCCGGGTGCCTTTTGCCGAAGCTAATACAGCGAAGGTATCTAAAGAGCTACTTCACCCGGCGTATTTAATACGTTTTACAGCTTGCTGATATCGGCCTTTACATCGGCAACAGCAGTCTTAACATCAGACTCAACTGTTGCTACGGCGCTCTTAACTACAGGCGTTGCAGCAGCGACTACCACTCCAACCTTGGACTTCAGAGCAGCGATGTCTGACTTTGCTGCGGCGATGTCCGCATTTGCTGCTGTGCGGAACTTTGAATTGGTGACATACTCAACGCCACCAACGATAAGGGAAAGTACTACTCCGACTTCAAGAATCATTTGTTCTCCTAAGTTTCAATTACATTAGGGGCCTCACAGCCCTCCACCACCTGATGTTTCCGGTCAGGCACGGGTTCTATCTGTCGAGCAACTTCTTTAACTTGTAAAGCTATTATACCACGCTGTCTCGGCCCTGTCAAGTACTTTTCACGTCTTTTTTTCTCTTTTTCTCTTGCAGCCCGTTCCAAAGCAACTGGTAATGCTCTATCTCGTTGAGCCTTCGTAGCTTCTTCACAAAACTTAGCTATCTCGTGCAGACTCGCGGAGTCAATCATGTTGGCTAAAGGGAAGAATACATAGGCAATAAAGTTCGTCTGCCATCTAATGTACCCTAACATTTGCCGGTTGTGTCTGTTGAAAGGAGTGTATTTCCTGGTTTTAGCTCCTTTTTTGACCGGCCCATCGTCTCTAAAGTCAATTTTAGGGCCTCGGAACCATCCTAGGGCTATCCGTTCAATCTCGATCATGTAACCATTGTATCAAGAATTTGCCGACTTGTCAAGCCCTTCCGCAAACTTTTTTAGAGCAGCCGCCTGATCCTTGATTACCTCGCGGGTTATATATCCCAGATGGTACGCAACGGTTTCCTCACAAGGTTTAGCGTTGATCCAATTGAACATATTCGAGACAGCGTGATAAACTTCGTGGACAATAACTCCACTAGGAGCATTAACCGGGTACACAAGATAAGTATGACTCTTAGTAGTGAACTTAATGGTAAAAGCTTCTGTGTCACTACAGTCAAAGTCAGACGAAAGAAGTCCTTTCGACTTTAGTTTTTCGACTAAAGCACTTAGATCATCAGTAAAGATGACGTAAATTCGGTAGCCATAAACAGGCATGGGAATGACTGTCTCGATTTGTCTCATTATTTGCTCCAGTAGTCTTCAATGTGATATTCACTCAGCATTTTCAACTTTTTCACTTTAACTGCCCCGGCTCGATAAATTGCGTCTTCTAGTTCTTTGGCAACATCTTGGGCCAGTTCCGAGGGCACCGATACGACCAGTTCATCATGCACCATCTTCAACAGACGCGCATGATACTTGGGTAAAATATGAAACAGGAATCCTTTACCCTCAGAGTCAAATAGAGAAGACATTGCCAGCTTAATCACAGAAGCGTTAGCTCCTTGAATGCAATGATTCATACCTTGCCGTTCAATATTCTGGTGCATGGATGCAAACCTTTTAGCAATTTCGTCGTTACCTGGAGAACGGTGAGTCAGAGAAAACGTTTCGTCTTTTGTCGGTTTGCGCCCTTTGACTGTCTCAAATGTGATTAGGTTGTTGAGGCACTCCTCACTGGGAACTAAAAATTTGTCCGGATCGTCTTCTAGAAGCAACTGCTTTGCCCTTTCCCAAGTAGGTTCCGGAAACAACCTACGTCTTCCGAACACGTCAAATGCTTTTTTGAAAATCTTAGCATCTGATCCCGACTTGCCTAGATAAGTCCAGATATTCGGGAAAAGCTGCTTATGCTTTGTGATAAGGTCGAGAGTTTCCGCGTATGTCTTTCCAATTTGTTTGGAAAGCTTGCGTGGCCCGATCCCGTAACAAAGTCCGAAATTGGCGCTTTTAGTTGCATTACGCAGCGCATTATGTCCTTCGCATTTGCACTTAAACTTCTGCTGGCTTCCGTCTTCTTTTAATTTGTAGTAAGCGCAGTTCGGCAAAGCGAGCTTCGCCCATTCTTCTTCATAGAGCAGGGCTGTGCAGACACTATGAATATCCTCCCCACGATTAAATGCGTCGATCCAAATAGAATCGTTAGCCGCTTCAGCCAGCAGTCTTAGCTCGGCACCGCTCATGTCAGTGGTTATCAACTTGTGACCGTCATCAGCAATAAAGCAGGACCGTATTTCCTTATCTTGCGGAAGATTCTGACCGTTTGGCTGGCTAGAACTGCTCCTTCCCGTTTCTGCTTCTTGTTGGTTGAAATGGCTGTGCAGTCGTTGGTCGCCGGGGTTCAGCCATCCTTCCTCCTTGCAGGCGTGCGTGGTCCAGCAGGTAGCCCAACTCGCTCCATAAGTCCCCACCAGCTTAGACAGTTCATGATATTTTTGAATCAATGTCATGACAGTCAAGTTGCTGTACTTTTCTAGAACTTCATCGTCTAGGGAATCTATTTTGGCCAATTGCTTGTACATTTGCCGGAGAACTTTGATCAACTGTGCATTAGAACTGTAGTTGATAAGGGCCTCGCCTTCACAATCAGCGGCAAGTTTGTTAATTGCTGTGCGCTTCTTTTTCAAATCGCTACACTTGGTTTTGAGAATTTCTTTTTCAAGTTTTCTCTGCTGCTCCCATTGACTCATTTGGACTTCTAGTTCGGCCTGTTGCAGGCGGTTGGTTGATGCCTCATCGCTGTCAGGGGCTAGCTTCCTGCTCTCTTTGCGCAGTGTGATGAGTTTCAACTTTAGGTCCAATTCTTGCGGGCGCGTCGTGTTGTATGACTTCCATTCATCCTCAAGGGCCAGAATAGTTTCATCCTTGATAATTTCATTCTTAGAGCCTACTAGGGGCAGAAAATACACATCCAAAGCCGAAACCACATCAGCCAACTCTTTCTTGTTCTTTTCCACACGAGCATTCCACTTTTCTACGTCAAGTCGTTCTCCGTGAATGTGCATGGATATAAAGGCGTTGATGGCTCCGTTTTCGATTTTGCAAATCTCTTCAAGATTGTCTCCTAGCACTTGCTGGTCAAGTTTTGCCAACAAGTCGGCAGCTTTATTCTGGCCTTTGGCTCGTAGGGATTTTACTGTGTTTCCTTTGATGATAAGTTCCTGAGCCTTTTTGATTGCTAAAGGTAAACGGGTGTCAAGTGCCGCGTATTCGATCTGAGCCTGCGACAGCAGTTGATCTAGTGTAAACGAAGTTTGAAGTTCCTTGTCAACCTGCATTCCGAAGTAGCGCCCGAACATTTCTTCAAGACCGTAAAACGCAAAATCCTTGAGGCTGTGAATTCCTGCGTAAATGCAGCGTTCGACTACACTTGTGTCGAACAAATTCCATGGTTGTACACCAAAATTCCAATAGAATGTCGAGAACTCAAATCCTAGATTCACACCGACAAGTTCAAGTTTACCAGTCACATACGGAGTGATTGCTTGAATAAACTCTTGCAACTTTGGGGCCTTGTAGAGATTTTTACCATATTCTCCCTGGCAGTCGAATAGAAGATTAGAATCGCCATCGCACAATTCTAGAAGGTCTACGACATACTGTTTCTCAAGAACTCCGAACTGAATGGTCCGGCAGCGTCTCCAGTAAAAGTCTTTCTTTACATCTGTTTCCACATCAAGCCCCGTTGCTGTGTCCGACTTGCTAGCCTGTTCTTCCAAAAACTTTAGCAACAAGTCAATGCCTTGCGTATCGTTTACGTAAGTGACATTCAGCGGAGGGTTCAGCACTAGAGGCTTCAGTTCAACATTATCCATAAAGCTATTCTACCACACACCTTAGCCGAAGTCAATAAGGCAGTGAAAAATAAATGAAAAAATTTGCGGTTGGGTGTTGACAAACGACTTCATCTTTGGTATAATGGAAATATGATTAGTCCTAACCGACACCTTCTAGCACTCAACTTTGACGGCAGCATATCAAAACCCAATCCTGGCGGTTTCGCAGCTTGGGGTGCTCATCTGTCTGATAATGGGGAAGTTGTCTGGGAGGGATCAGGTCCAATCGGTAGAGGGCCGGACATGAGCAACAACTATGCGGAATTCTTCGCACTGGCCAAAGGACTTGAGAAGGTGAATGAAATCATCTCTTCGAATCCTGAGGACAAATACAGCTTGCTGGTGCGCGGGGATTCCGATCTGGTTATTCATATCATGAACAAAGAGTGGCGTCCAAACGATTCCAAACTTTACTTTCCTGCCTATGAGCTTGCTGCAAAAGAGTTTAAGGCGATCAGGAGTAAGGGGGTTGCAGTAAATTTTGATTGGATTCCTCGTGAAAATAACACAAAAGCTGACGAGCTATCTCGTTGGCAGCAATGGCAATAACCTTAGCTTCGCGGCACTGCGTCAAAGGGTTAAATTAACGGGCCGCTTCCGGCAAGAGGAAAAACTTGCAAACGTTAGGACAGCGCAAGACGGGTTCTGAGTAAAATCAGTTTTCTGAGCAACGGGGTAACGGGCTATAAACAAGTGAGTGATGAACTCCACCTTCGACTCAGGCGATAAAACCAGTATAAGAAAAATCCGTTGTAAAGCGTGTGGGTTTGATTAAATTGCGTAAGCCTTGCTAAATCAGAAGGATGCGCGGGACGGGCCACTCCCACGGTTCAGCTATATCGATAGGTGATTGTTAAGTCTAACTCATTTAGAATCAATGAGATGATTAAGTCATGTTCTCCGTGAATACCTTTCAGTCTAAAGGAGATAGGTATACACGTGATTAGCGGGAGCCTAAAGACTGGGACAAGCATAAGCCCGTACTGTATCTGAAGCAAGTCCATTACTAAAGTACTGTGGCTTGGATAAATAAATACCGTTTGAATCTTGGTATAGAAGTCCTTTGTTTTGTTATAGTTGAAAATGTTGTCAAATGATATCTGCAAGTTGTTGAAAACAAAGTAATTATTTTAGATTATTATTTGACATGGTGTGGTATACTGGGTATATAAGATTGAGAACGGGCGGCGGCTCCTCCACGTATCCTTCGGGGTACGTCCGCCGTCCTAAAACCTATGAGGACCAAAGGGCCGACCACAAATCGGCCCTTTCCTTTTTGGAGACTACATGGCCCTGCCGATAACGTTCCAAGCCACTATCGCCTCTACAGGCGTCCCTCAGGCGCTCCCCAATAACTCTTTGATCAAGGGCGGCATGTTCGCAGCTAAGACAGGCAACAATGCTGCCGGAATCGCTATCGGCAACGGAGCCACTGATAGCGCAACCACAGGATACTTGCTTCTTCCTGCTACGAATACCCCATTCATTCCTTTCCAAAGAAACACCAATTCATTTTACATCGAAGGCACATCAGGGGATGTCCTATCCTTCTTAGGGAGCTAAGATAAATGCGTATTGAATACGCGCCATAAGGAGCCTACTGTATGTCATTTAACAACACGTTTTATGGGCCACCATCTGAAATTTCGCCTGCCGGTCCACAATCGCCTTTGCTTGGCATTGACGTTGTTAACGACATCCTTTATGTAAACTCAGGTCGCGGTTGGGTTGAAATTGCATCAGGCGGCGGAAGCGGAATTACACAACTGACCGGGGATGTCACAGCAGGCCCAGGAACGGGATCAGAAGTCGCAACCCTGGCTACTGTAAACTCTAACGTAGGAAGTTTTACCAACGCCAATATCACCGTAAATGGTAAAGGGCTGATCACAGCGGCAGCAAACGGAACGGTAAGTTCCCCATTTTCTACTCCGGCAGCGACACCTTTTACCGCCCCGAACGGCGGAACAACGTATACTCTTCCTAGTGCGTCAGTGAATCCTACCGGATCGTTTTACTTTGTGAACGGAATCAAGAGAATTTATGGGACATATTACACGATTAGCGGGACTACGCTAACAATTCTATCCGCGACAAAGCCACAAACAGGAGACAGTCATGAAATTTATTACTCTTAGCCTGATTGTGCTTGCTGCCATTCTCGGACTGTCCGGAATCGCACAGTCTCAGCAAATCAATCCTAATGAGGACATTCGTTGGACAGCAGCTACCGGCTGCGCAACCGCTGGACTCCCTTTTGTTCCGGCTGATCAAAAGTGTGAGACTGTAGGAAATACAGGCACAGTTACTCAAGTTAATTCTGGAAATGCAGACCCACTATTTACTGTTGCTGTATCTCTCAATACAACAACTCCAACTTTCGCATTCACTCAGGAAAATGCAGCCCAGAACTCAGTCCTTGCCGGACCAGCAACAGGAGGCGCAGGACCATATTCGTTTCAGACATCGCCGACTTTTAGTGCAGCTAACCTGACGAATTTCCCAACGTTCAATCAGAACACGACTGGAACTGCTGCCAACATTACAGCAACAACTAATTCTACTCTGACAAGTCTTCCAAATTTAGCATTGCCTTACGGACAACTTAGTGGAACAGTCCCAACTTGGAACCAGAACACTACAGGCACAGCAGCAGGTCTTAGCGCACAACTTCCTATTAGTGGTGTTGGAACATCAGGGTTGAGCGGAACAGGACCAATCACTATCAACGCGGCGGGAGCCATCGGCTGCGCGACTTGCAGCACTGGGACTTCTACAGCGGCTCTGACTGGTAATAATTCTAACTCAGGAGCAGCCTCCGGGTCCACGTATAATGGCGGAACAGCAGTTACTTTTTCTGCTAATACATTTGGTGCAGGTTCTCTGGCAAATGCTAATACGTGGAGTGCGGCAAATATCTTTAGTGCAGCAGGAGCAGCATCTACACCAGCTATACAATCTACTTGCGTCCCATATGCCGGTACAAATGCTAATTCATTCGGCTGTTTGGATTTAACATCTGGAAGTGCCGCGTCTATTACAACCCTGAATACAGCCGGTACGTATTTGACAATTAGACAGCCAACTGGCGGCACTGCGGATTTGATAAACGTGTTTAATGGAACTGCCTCCATGTTCAAAGTTACATCGGGAGGGGCAGTAACGGCTACGGGCACAGGGTTTTTTAACAACTTGGTACTAAATTCAGCAGCAGCCAATATAACATCTCCATCGGCCACAGCCGCAACACACGAAACACAATCCTCTTTACAGTTTGCAGGATCAAGCGGCAATAGTCTCCATGTGGGAATGGGTTCGACTTCTTCTACCGCCATTACAGCCGGAGATAATTACTCGAATCTAATAGTAGGTGCCACCCCGGTCACAACCCCGGCAACAGGTACGAATTCATGGCTAGTCAACGAAGCCATTGACCCTATTGGTACGGTAACGAGCGGCGGCGCAGCCATTATAAACACTGCTGACCTTTACGTAGGGGCAGCAAGTGCAGCAGGTACAAATAATTATTCACTTTATGTGGCTGGACCTCTCAATGCAGCCTCATATGGGTCAAATACTAATTGCTCTAGCTCAGCATCTCCTGCGGTTTGCGGATCGGCTTTGGCGGGAAGTGTTTTGATCCCCACAGGCACAACCAGTGAAACTCTGACTGTAAATACCACAGCGGTAACGGCGAATAGTCAGATTTTCTTCTACCCTGACGATTCCTTAGGCACTAAACTGAGCACCACATGTAATAGCACTCTGGCCACTCTAGCTGGAGGAAGTTTCATCAGTGGAAGAGTTTCAGGCGCATCGTTCACAATCACCTTTAACGGCAGCATACTGACCAACGGGGTTTGCGGAAGTTACTTCATAATTAACTAGGAGTCAGATTGAGAGCGTCCAATACAACTAACAACCTACAGGGAGTAGACAGGGATGACGCTGTTCGCGGGGCATTCAGTCCATCGTATACAGGCTTGCCGATGGTTAACACTCCTCCTCCAGAGTTTTCCAACAATATCACGCAATACAGCAACAAAATTGAAAACGTATTTAATACGTTAGATCAGGAGAACGTAAATGTCATTTAACCAAACGTTTTTTGGACCGCCTAATGAAATTTCCCCCGCTGGTCCTCAATCCCCTCTGTTGGGAATAGATGTAGAAAATGACATTTTGTATGTCAATTCTGGAAAAGGTTGGGTAGAAGTAGGGGCAAGTGGAAGTGGGGTGACAAGTCTTAACACACTTACGGGTGCAGTTACTTTATCAGCCGGTGGACAAATTGTACTCACTCCATCAGGAAATAACATTCAAATTGGTGGCCCGTCCGTTGCATCTGGAAATGCAGCTATTACAGTAACCGATACCTCGAACGTGTTTCATGTGTCAGGTGTCCCGGCCACAACCGGCTCCCTCGGAGTTGTGCAGCCAGATGGGACTACCATTACTGTCAACGGTTCGGGAGTAATTTCGGCGTCAAGCAGCGGTGGCGGGGGACTAACTCAGATCGCAAAGCATGTCTCCTCAACTACGGAAGCGTCCATTACATTTTCTGCCATCCCTGGAACGTTTAGCAATCTATTGCTCGTATTTCAAGTGGCCGAATCCGGCAGCGCAGGACAAGACTTCGCTCTTCAGTTTAATGGCGACTCTGGTGCGAACTATAACTGGGGATTTGGTGCCAACACGGGAACGGGAAACGTTACAAACGGCGACACGTCCGGGCACTGCGGTTATCAGCAGAACACTAACTATCCGTCTTCTGGAAAAATTGACATACCCAACTATGCTGGAACAGTTCTACAAAAAGGATACGTTGGACAGAACGTGAGCGAATCTGATGGTAACCTTCTCACCCACGGAGGCATGTGGAACAACACAGCGGCAATTACTTCTATCACTCTGTTCCCCCTTGGATCATTGGAGTTTATTGCAGGAACTACCTTCACTCTTTATGGACTACAGTAATAACAGTTTAAAGGATGCCCGTATATAATTCAGTTATATCATAATCGAGGCATCAAGCCCCTAGACGGGGCTTCTATCGCAGGGCAATGCGTTTCTAGAAGTAGGCGTGCATTGCCCCTGAAACCGGGAGCCGCAATGTATTCGAAGGTACGGATCAAAAAGTCCGCTCTAGATTACTTCAGGCGGCAAGCCCGCAACGCTTATCCTAAAGAAATTCAGGCGTACCTACTTGGTGTTATAACATCTGTCAACGAAGTAAGAGTAACTGATGTAGTCTATCCATATTGGTACGATACACAGACCTCAGAAGAAGTAGGATGGACAGCAGATGAATTCAAACAACTCAAAGAACGAGCCATAGCAGAACATAAAATGGTAGTTGGCGATATACACAGTCACCCAAATTATGACCCAGTTATGAGCGGCCAAGATTATCGTGCTGCCATTCTTGATTCACTGTTGGTTTGTGGAATCTGCTCAGTCCGAAAGAATAAGACTAAGGTGATCTTCTGGACACCGACTTCTTCACTGCCTTGTGAAGTTACTTATCTATAATCCTTGGGAGGGGGCTATGATAAAGAGACGCAGCATTCATAGAAACAAGATGAAGAACCTAAGTCTGGACGAACGGCTGCATCCAAACCTCCGATTCCTTGCCGAGCTTCTATCTATGATAGCAGACTCCGATGGAGATGAGCAGCAATTATTCAAGGACTTACTGAGGGCGCGATTCATCATGAAGAACGGCGTCAAGTGGCAACCTGAGAAAGAGGGTGAACCAGAAAAGATTGATCGCTCACAGGCAACGCTAGCATCGAAAGACATTATCAAAGGATTCATGGATAACATTCTTCAGGGGGAGACTGAAAATGCCAGCAACATTTAGCGTCCCATTGGCGGACGCACAGAATTTTCAGAAAGTCTGGACCAATAGGGGTATAGCAATTGTACTCCCTGCGGAAGCCGCCCAGTTTGCCACGGATTTTGCTAACGTAGTTTTGCGTAACTTCATCGCTATGTGCCAAGAGCAGGCACAACAAAAACCAGTTGAGGAGAAGAAGCTCATCATAGAGGGGTAACATGCTCTACCGGGCGTACTTCAATCGCAAGAAAGATTTTCCGTTTATTTGGTCATTTGATTCGGGTGACAGTTCAACTGAAGTCATAGTTCGCAACGTACATATCGGAGGGTGCCATGCGTGGACACATTATGAGCCGAAAGCCGGTGATAATGTGAATTCTCCTACAGCTTGGTTCTTCATCATGGCAGGATATGTCGAGATTATCGACGGCGAAGCTTATTTTACAGATTAGAACTACTGGCGAGTAGCATAATGGCAGTGTCGCAAACTGTTAATTTGTAGGGTGCAGGTTCGAATCCTGCCTTGCCAGCCAATTTAACCTTCTGTCGTTCAACGGACAGGACGCAGAGCTACGAACTCTGTGATGTTGGTTCGATTCCAACCGGGAGGCCCAGTTGCAAGAAATTTACACACATGTTTATGTCGGGGACGATTCGGATTACGAAAAAATCAAAGACAAAGACGATTGGCGCAGCGCACGAATGTGTAAGTTCGGGCCTGGAGGCCATAAAGAAAGCCTCGGATACACCACGATGGCAGCACCGAAGGGTAAGAACTATTTGTCTGTGACCAAAGATAACCGTCTCGCAGTAAATATCATAGATATGGAAGACCCTAATATGATCCCCTTCGATTGCGTAAAGATTGCACTCGATTATATTAAAGCACAGTTGGAGAATGGTAAGAAAGTGTTGGTAGCTTGTAACAGCGGACACTCACGCGGGCCATCCACAGGGCTAGCGTTTCTTCGCTCAATTGGCGACATGCCATACCACTTCATCAAAGCTGAAAATATCTACAAAGTACTCTACCCCAAATATGACCCAGGAATGGGAATGAGGCAGTTGCTCAGAGATTATTGGGGAGATTTGGAAAACCTGGAGATTAAATAATGTCCGATGTTATGAATGAACTGAAGCACTCTTTGAGCGGTGAACACGAAAAGCCAAAGAAAGTGGTTCACAAGATGCACATAGAAAAGGCTAAGTCGGGCGGTCATATCATCACCCACGAGCACACTCATCCGGCGCACCACCCAGATGAAAAACATGTCACCAAAGGGGATGACGAACTAGCTTCTCACGTTCTTCAGAACATGGGAACTCCCAACCCAGGCGAAGCAGAGGCCGATGCAGGGCAGAGCGGAATTCCTGCCGGAGGAGCAGCACCCACTCCAGGCGCGTCAGCCGGAGCAGCCCCCGGTGGAGCACCATCGCCAGCGATGGCATAAGGAGCAGTCATGGCAGATATCGCAGAGGGTCTACGAGACTCTTTCAATAACGTAGTGTCCGCTCCGGTCAAAGCTGTTGGGGATATGGTTGACAAGGTAAAAAGCACGTTCGGAGCTAAACCAAACACGGATTGGCACAGTGATATGGTAAAAAGTGCCAACGACTCTTTTAAGGCCGGACAGTCAAAGTCTGCTCCAGCACAGCCCAAACCGGCCCCCAAGCCTGCGCCAAAAGTTCCTAGCTATAAACACGGTACGGATTATGTTCCTAAGACCGGACTTGCAAAGCTTCACAAAGGCGAAGCAGTTCTACCAAAGGATGAAGCCGAGCAGCACAGGCAGGAGAAAGACATGTCAAACAAGAATATGGAAACCGTACATCTATCACATCACAGAGTTGTAATGCACCTTCACAAAGGAGGTCTGCATAGGGCTTTGGGAATTCCTGAAGGAGAAACGATTCCGAAAGAGAAAATCGAAGCGGCCAAGAATAGCAAGAACCAGCACGTGGCAAAGATGGCGGAACTTGCTCATACCATGGCAGGCTGGAAGCACTAATAGTTAATGCATAAAGAGGAGATATGCAACTATCAAAACTAAGAGCACTATACGAGGATTGCAGGCATCTACCTCATTATCAACACAGAGATTTGATAGAGACTGAGTTGTTGGTCAAGGCGCTGAAAAGCTTCAATAAACTTCAAGAGGGACAGCAGGACAAGGCAATCAAAAATTGGTCAAAGCAGTTAGGAAAGGAATCTTTAGATCAGACAGACTTCAACGAGTTGATCAAACTGCGATTAATGTGTCAGACCAATCTTTACTTTCTCTGCCACGTGCTAGAAAGCTACAATCAAACCACGGTCAATACCCACGAAGACATCTGCAATGATTTTTTCGTACAGAAAGACCCCACGCACATAACGTTCGATCAGTTCGCTGATCAATATGTGGACCTAAAGCAGAGGTTGCTGTTGGTTCCCCGTGGAGGCTTCAAATCGTCATTGAACATGGCGGATTGCGTTCAGTGGATTATTTGCTTTCCGGCCATCACGATTGCTATTCTAACAGGAGTTTTGCAGCTTGCCAAGGACTTTGTTGGCGAAGTAAAGATGCACTTCACCTATACAGAATCCGGTACAGACGGAAAAGGTAAGCCCCAGTACAGCAACCGTCAGATCATGGACAAGAAGACTGGCTATTGGTCAGATAGTATGTTTCAGGTTCTATTTCCTGAACACTGTTTATCACCACTAGAAGGCAATCAACTTGAGTTTCAGACTCCCGCAGCGGAAGAGGCCAAAGAGCCTACCGTCAGAGCGGCGTCTATCGATCAGGCATTGTCTGGTAGCCACTTTAACGTTCTAAAGCTTGATGACGTAATTACCAACGAAAACACCAAGACCCAGGCTCGTATGAAGGATACGACCAAGCAGATCAGCATTAACAACGGTCTTTTGAATCCAAATGGATTCTACGATGTGATTGGTACTTGGTATGATGAGCTAGATTACTACGGCGTCACTATTAAAAAGTTAGAAAAAAGAGCTAAGGATGAAGGTCTACTGGGACTTCTGCACGGCTCCGTTGACAGCGGACGATTCAATGTAAATCTCAGCTTCAAGGTTTACTTGAGAGCTTGTTGGTGGCCAACTAAAGAGGCCGAACTTGCCGGTAAAATTGAAGAAGAGATGACAAAGACAGACTGGGTTCTATGGTTCCCAGAACGCATGAGTTATGAATGGCTGATCGAGAAGCAGAAGAACGACTCTGACCTTGACGACGATGGTGATACCGGGTACTTCGCTATCAAGTATCTGAATAACCCAAGAAAGGTCAATAGGGTCAAGTTTCCACGAGAACTGCTAGTGAGACGAACAATTCCTCATCATCAGTTCCCGCAACAAGGGATTGTAGTCACAGCCGTGGATACTGCCTACAGCACAAAATCTTGGGCAGATTTTACGGTCATCATTACGGCTTTGATTTTTGGCGGACGATTCTACATCATCAACATGGTCCGAGGTCGATTCAATGAGTATGATCTTCCAAAAGTTATCGCAGGGGTTGGTGCCAAGTGGAAGCCGAGACGGATTGCTATTGAAGACTCGGTTGGCGTTAAGTGGATGGGACGAGAGCTTAAGCGAGAGCTTGACCTTCTTAAAATCTCTATCCCTGTCGAATTCTGCACACTTGGGTTCGGGTCCAAGCTTAGGTCCAAGCAACTCAAGGCTAAGCCCGTACTTCGGCTATTGGGAGATGAAAGATTGTACTTTCTCAACTCCTGTGAAGGATTAGAAGAAATCTACAGTGAAATGGAAAAATTTACTGGAACCAGCGACGATGCTCACGATGATATCATCTCTGCCATCTCTCTTCTGGTAGAACAGTTCGGAGGCTACGCTGACACCGATTCTAGAGTCAACTCTGTCAATCAAGACTACGTGAGTAACTTACAAGCTCAGGATTTGCATAACCGACTTTATTGCCTAGGTAAATATGCTAGTTTGAATCAGACCGATGACAACCCAGTAACCCAGTTTCAGGTAAATCAGGCCGCAAATGCATTTCCTATTCAAGAGCCTTATGTTGATGTTTTAGGAGATTTGATGTCCTAGGAGGCGGCTATGCCAGATAAGAGCGTTGAAGCTATCAAGAAAGCCGTAATCGCAGATTTCGAAAAACTAGGAACCGGCGAGAAAGTGTACTCCAAAGTCTTCAGCTTGCATATTTTGACAAAGTATGCTACACTGTTGTATAAGCTCTATCAGAAATCGGAGCAGAAAGGAAAGGAATAGTCGATGCATGTTTACTTGATTCAGAACATTGTGAATGGCAAGTGCTACGTCGGGCAACACGCGGGCGATGATTTGGATAAGTATTGGAAACATAACGTCCGAGCCGCACTGGCAGGTCGGGGAAATAAGCTATTTCTATACCGAGCCATCCGTAAATACGGACCTGAAAATTTCACTATAAGAACGATCCATACCCCTGTAGATGCAGAGGACATGACGCGGGCTGAAATAGCGTATATAAAGTTTTTCGGGACTCAGGATGACGAACTGGGATACAACATTACAGCAGGCGGTCCGGGAAGGCTCGGCACTACAAGCATCTGCTCTTCAGAGACCCGAAAGAAAATGTCTGACACGCGAAAAGGCGTTCCAAAAACAGAAGAATGGGCTAAAGCTATTGGCGATTCTCAAAGAGGCCGCAGTTTAACACCCGAGCACATCGCCGCATTAAAAGCCGGTCAGAAAGGCTGTAAAAAACCTCCGAGAACGGAAGAGCATAAGAAAAGGCTAAGAGAAAGCAGGGAACGTAACCGACTGGCTAAATTGACGCAGCGGGAGGAGTATAATGGCAGTGATTCAGCCTGACGGCAATAATCAAAATAGGGATTTAACTCCTCTTGATTATAATACAAATGGTGATATCAAAACAGTAGATGCAACTACTGCATTAGTAGTAGGATCAGCTACTAGAGCTGAATCATACATCTCATCGAAACAATACTCACTAATGTGGAGAGACTCGGATTTACTCTATCAATCACCCCGTCCAATTTCGGTCTTCGAAAACACATATATCCTTTAGAATGAATGACTTGGGGATATTAAAACCTTTTTTAATTGACTTGAACGCTGAAATGCCAACAAGGCGGAAGCAGGCGAAAGCCGGGCACCGTGAGAGACTAAACAAAGAGGCGCTTTAGAAATAAAGTGATGCGATAGTCCGTTCTCATGGGAACAACAACCATGAGAGTTAGACAGAAATGATCTAACTCAATTAGTGATAAAACTAGTTGATAACACATAAAGAGAGCCTAATGTACAAAGATTTACTGTTGCCAAGGTAGTGAATGCAATCGTCCCACAACTTTACAAGGGATTATTTTACCAAGACCCACCAATGGTACTCCGTCCGCGTCCAGGTACATCACAAAATGTAACCGATGCAAAGACGGCGATGATTTCTTATCTACTAGATGAATGCAATTTTCGAGAAGAGACTAAAATTGGTTTGGAACAAATGGCATTTCTTGGTACGGGACTTTGGAAGTGGGGAATTACCTACAAGAAGGTAATTACCAAAAAGCGCCAAGCTAGCACCACCAGCATTACATCTTCGACAACGACACCCAATGCTGAATCTGCGAATCTGACTATTCCGACGAATGCGCCGCCCAGTATTACCGTATCGGAAAGGTATGTTCCTCGACCTTACCTAGAAAGTAGAGAAATTAGTAAAGTACTAGTTGATCCTCATTGCCCGGTCGGTGACATTCGTAGGGCAGATTGGGCAATTGACGTACGATACATGGACTTCTATCAGCTACAAGAGTTGATTAGGGGAATAGCAACGCTACCAGAGGACCATCCGGATAAGAAAGGATGGATTCTACCTAGCGAGATAGAGTTGAAGGCATGGTTTATGCCTCCTTCTAACGCGGGGACTCCTGCTCAGTTAGTGTCAGATCAAGCAGCATTGATTCGGGGAGTAGTAAACCACTCAGAAGAGATCAATGTTCAAACTTCTCCAGATTTGCTGTTTAAGAAACTAGAAGTTCTAGAGTACTGGGATAAGAAGAGAAAAATTCTAGTTATTGATCGTAAAAAGACAATCTATAAAGGAGATAATACTTTCGGAGTTATTCCCTTCCTGTCGGCTAATTGGTGGAATCGCCCACGAGCTTTCTATGGCATGGGACTTGGACTTATTGTTGGACAGAACCAAAGAGTAGATCAAGGCATAGTAAACGCGTTGCTAAAGATTCTATCTTTCGGAGTGAACCCCATCTATCTCCGGCGCAGAGATGCCAACACACCAACCCAGATGATTCGGACAGGTCTTGGAAAGATTCTATCTGTTGATGGTGAAGTTGACAAGGCTTACAAACTTCTGGAAACCCCAAAGGTTCCACCCGATGTTTGGAGCGCACTGGCCGAATCAGAGAAGGCTACCGAAAGTAGCTCAGGCGCAGATGCTCAACTCGTACAAGGATCATCAGCCGGTCCACGAAGTTCTATGGGTCGAACAGCAGGCGGTGCTGCGCAATTAGGGCAGGCTTCTGCTACAAGGTTAGACGGGCCGCTTGACAATTTTATTGAACAGGTTTTCAAACCCTGGATGTACATTCTAGATGGTCTTGTATTTGAGTATTTCTCAGATCAAGAAATCTTCACCATCCTTGGTGAGGAGATGGGCAAGGACTTCGAAGTCGATCTACAGGCTTACCATGACTCTGTAATTGAGTATGAAACGCTGGCAGGCGCAAGTCTAGCAGCGAAGAGAACCATGAGCCAATCAATGACCTTGATTACTCAGATTTTCGAAAACCCAAACATTCAAGAGAACCTAGCTGACATCAACGAAGAGTATGTTGACTTCAAGCGCATCCTCAAGATGTGGATGGAATCAACCGAGTGGAAGGACTTCAACGATATCGTCAAGCCAATGACGCAACAGATGAAGGACAAGCGACAAGCCAAGTCGCAAGCCGCTCAGCAACAATCAAAACTAGCATCGCAACAGCAAATCAGCCAACAGAACTTCGGACAGAAGCAGCAGCTACAACAAGAAGCCGCTCAGCAACGAATTCAGAAGGACTTGATTGTTGGGTCGTTCTTGAACTCCTCTAAATCAGAGGCAGAGACAGGAACACCAAATGCAACCGGCGAGGGTGGAGCAGATCAACAGCCCGCTGAACTATAGAAAAGTAACCGAACGGTTACAAATTAGAAAGTAACCGTTCGGTATCATCTCACTTAGGAGGATAAGTGGATATCGAAAAAAAGTATGAACCTGAGATGGAACTGAAGCCAAAGGAGATTGCGGATCTAGCAGCCATCGTCAGGCATCCTGGTTTCGCGGTAATCCAAAAGATTTCACGCTGTATGGTGGATCATTTTGTTCTAGCCTGGATCAATGCCAAGTCGGATACAGAAGTCCTCATAGCACACAAGAAAGCACAAGTGGCTGCACAATTTTACGAAGGACAGATCGCACGCATCAGCGAAGAAATTGCTAATTACGGAATGTTGGTAAACACCGACAATCAAACACCACTGGATGTAACAGAAGTACTGGAGATGGGAGAGTCTGTAGATTACAGCAACCAACTTGGTATAGCGGAAGAGGAGCCGTTTTAACCCATGAGTGAAAATGCCATTGAAGAAGTAACAGTTCAGGAAATTATTCCTGTTGAACTACCAGAGCAGAGATACGAATTTCAGCCTGTTGATGATGAGGGAAGGCCCATCGGCGGACGCCAAGTAATCAAATACAGAACAAATGACGAGCTACGTGATCAACTTGTTAATCAGAACACCCTTCTGATTCGCAAGCTTCGCAAAGAGACTCGCAACAATCGCCTAGGCATTTCAGCAAAGGATGAGATTCCTGAAGATGCGCCAAAGTATACCGGGCCTATCGAATTCAAGCCGCGTGTAATTGGCGACGATGAGCGCTATGACATTTCTAGACGCCTCCTCGATCCTAGCACCGCAATGGACGCAACAGCACAACTTCTAGAAGCTCAGCTTGGTGCTCCCCTATCCACGTTGGGACAGACTCTATCTGATATCCAGACCGAGAACCTGAAGCTACGCGCTAGAGTAGAAGTCAATGCATTTATGCAAGACAACCCAGACTATTATAAGTGTGGAGAGAACTTCGAAGCAATTACATCATGGATGCTACGCTACGATCTAGCTCCAGTGAAGGCTAACTTTCAGAAGGCATACGACACTTTGAAGAGTGTTGGAGCACTAGTTGAAGGTCCGAGAGTGGAAATTCAAGCACCCGTACAGGCCCCACAGACCGTACAGGCGCTTCAGCCTGTAGTCGAGGAGATTGAGAGACAGGAGATTCCGGTAGAGCCTGTTGCAGCTCCGCCAGTGACGCCTGTAGTGCGCGTCCCCTCTGGTCTGACTCGTGACAATAGTTCTGAAATTGGACCCGTACAAGCACCTGGAAGTGATATCGTCTACGAGGCGACGTTTGGCGGAGAGATTAAGAAAGTCAACGGAGTCGAGACGGTAGTTGGCGGTCAAAAGAGAGTATTCACAGGCGCGGCTGCTATTGATGCTATGCCTGGAGAGGAATACAAGAGACGCCTGCTGCATGAGCCGGGATTTGCCAAAAAGGTACAAGCCCTAGACGAAGCTGCTCTGGCCGCAAGACGCGCCAAGAGGCAGTAATGGTTATCTTGCGCAAAGCTGTAGATGATGATATTCAGGGCATTTGGGATTTGAATGCTCTGATCAGGCCGAGAGAGCCTATAACCACTTTGAAAGCGGTGTTTTCACAGCCTGAAACTGTTGCGTGGGTTATGATCGACAATTTTAGAGTTGTTGGGGCTTTAGTGGGAAAAACAAAATTTTCCCTACCGTACATTCATTCCATCGCCGTTGAGCCTTCATATAGGAGACAAAGATGGGCGTCCAAGTTAGTAAATGAGTTTGAACTACACTTTAGCCGAAAAGGTAAAGGAAATTATTGGCTTCAAGTAAGACACGACAATCCGGCACAAAAGCTGTACTTCGATTTAGGGTACAGAGTCGAGAGTGTTGATGAGAATTTTTATGGTCCGGAGTTGCATGGTTTATGCATGTACAAAAGGCCATAGCGTATTAAATACGCGCCTTTAGTTTGGCCGCGTATTGTTTACGCATGTACTATTTGGCATTCGCAGTCGGATTACTGTAGAGCCACCAACTAGCGTGAGGCAACTTCGGTTGAAGTCTTAACTGAAGTCAGAGAAACCACAGTCGGATTACTGTGTGAGTAGCTGACGCATAAGGACAGGAATTTCTAGGCATTGGAGGATGCAATAGAAGCTTCCCTAATCAATAAGGATAACTACTATGGCTGGCTACAGTCCGTCTAGCAATCAACAGTCTAATTTGCCTCAGTCAACGGTTCGTTACTACGACAAAAAGTTTCGTGAGAACCTTAAGGCACAGACCCCATTCGTGGCATGTTCAGAGCGTCTTGACCTGCCTATGAAGTCAGGTAACCAGTACGAGATGTTCATGTACGTTCCTCTTGCGGCTAACACCGTACAGACTTTGGAAGGTACAGTAGGTTCGGGTATTTCAGTACAGGTTCTAACCACAACTGCAACCATCGGTGAATACGCTGATTACGCAAACTTCTCAAGTCTGTCACTTGCTACCGCAATTGACAACACTGTCGAGAACGTTGCGCGTGAGCTTGCTTACCGCCTTGGTGAGTCTCTAAGCGCCCTTGTCCGTGCAACCGCTGACGGTGCAAACGCTGTTGACTCAAGCGTGCTGACACAGCTTGGCGCTTCAAGCTTGACTTCATTCACAACTTTGAGTCTTAACCAGATTCGTAACTCTGTCCAGAGTCTTGCTGGCCGTTCGGTTCGTCCGTTCGACGAAGCTTCAAAGACATTCTGCGGAGTTATTCACCCATTTGCGCTAGGCGACGTTCTTGCAGATCAGAGCAACGACTCACCTATCGACATTCTGAAGCACACCCCAGTGGGTCTTGCTCGTATGGAAGACTTGCTATCAACCGATCTAGCAGAAATGATCGAGCTTCCAAGCTCCGGTGTACGTTTCTTCCAGACAAACCAGGTTACTCAGACTACCAACTACAAGGGCGTAACGGGTCTAACGGCTCTACGTACCTACATCTTTGGTCGTGACGGCATCTTCAGCATTAAGCTTGGTGCGCAGGGTGACACTGGCTTCGGTGACGGAGAGTGGCAGAACATCAAGTGCAACATTGTTCAGAATGCTGAGCCAACTGTTGCTGATCCTGAAGGTCTAATCCCCGGATGGACTAGCTACAAGGTTCACTTCACAACTTCGCTTGGACCTGATACTACCATCCGTATCCGCGAAATCGACGCTGCATCTGCGATTAGCTAAGATGCGCTAGCATAGGGGAGCCTAAAAACTCCCCTAATTTAGCTAATTAAGGAGAAAACAGAATGTCTCAATTTAATTACGTTGGATCAGGTAACCCCACCAATGTGCCAGCACCGGGTTCAGAAGTCGCTAACTATTTGGACACTCTGAATGATGCGTTGTGGTTCAGCACTGGAAGCGGTTGGGTTCCAAATTCACTGGCAGCGACGAAAAGTGCGCTACTATCTCAGACGGCTGCAACACAGGCCAATGTTCTAACCTTCTCGGCCCCTAAGACGGGTATGTACCGCATCGACACTTATGCGGTGCAGATCGGAGCAACAGGCGGAACCCTTCCGTCAACCGCAGTAGCATACACTGAGGGTGATTCGGGTGCAACCGAGACTGGGCTTGCTGTTCAGACAACTGGGACCGGAACCAACAACGGCGACAACAAGAGTGGTTCAGTTATCATCAACGCTAAAGGAGGAACCAACATCGTTGTCTCATCGGCCTCTGCCGCTACACTTACCTACACACTTAAAGCGCGTGTAGAATTCTTGGGATAATACCCAAACTAATAGGAGAAATCAAACATGGCTTATCAAGCTACTACGGGTTTGGGAGTTGCCGCTAAGATCGTATCTCCGGGTAATGTGTCTGCAAAGACCGTTAACGGATATAACGAGATTGTGCTTTCACTTAGCGGAGCAAACGGACCTACAACATTTCAGCTAATCCCGCAACTTCAGGATGTCGCTGGAAATGAAATCATTGCTGGTACTGCGTTTACCTTGTCGGCAGTTGCGGCCTCGTCTCCTGGTGCCCTCACCCTTACAGGTGTAGCTGCATCAGCCAATGGGACGGCGGTATATAGCGGAACCATCACAGGCGGTGGATCGAATGCATACGTGGGGTACTCATTCACGATTGCTGGATTTACTAATTCTGTGAACAACGGCGTATTCATTTGCACAGCAAGCACTGGAAGCGCACTGACACTTGAGAACCTTGTAGCTGTTGCGGAAACGCACGCTGCTACAGCGACCCCCCTAGAGGGCACTGCTGTATATACAGGCACAATCACTGGCGCTGGTACCGCTCTAACCCTAACGGGAGTGGCAGCATCATCTGGTGGGAATGCAGTTTACAGCGGAACCATCACAGGTGGTGCAAGCAACGGTCTAGTAAATCAGATTTTTGCTGTCACTGGCTTTACGAATTCTGCTAACAACGGAACATTCGTTGCGGTTGCAAGTTCTGCAAGCACACTGACACTTAACAACGTGGCTGCGGTTGCTGAGACTCACGCAGGCACGGCCACTACAACATACGCTGGTCTAACTTTCACGGTTACCGGGTTTGCTGCTGCCAATAACAATGGAACATTCATTGCTACTGCGTCAACATCAACTACCCTGACTCTTGAGAATCCAGCAGCTACCGCTGTGACAGCAGCCGGTACTGCTACGACTCAGGAAATCGAGGGTGGTAACGATTTGACCTACGTTGAGTATGGGTTCAAGACACTGACTGGGAACACCTATCAGCCTTCTGGAACACCTACACAGATCGTCACAGTGTCCCCAACGGGTCTTGTGACTGCCGTGGCAAAGGGTGAAGGTCAAGTTGAGACTTCGTATCCTACATTCGATAACTCGATTGGGGACGTGGTTTCACCGGGCAACATCATGAATGGGCTGCCAATCAACAAGATTTACGCAGAAAATCGCGTTGTCGTGCTGATCTAACACAAGGAGAACCAATGGAACACGAGGAAGAGGAGCTTCTGGTTTCAGTTCTACGTAGGAACAATCGAGTACGGCGCGGAGTTGAACGTAAACTGCGCCGTATTCTAGAAGATCAACGCAATCGTCTGGACTTGATGTTTACAGCCCTCTGCGATGCGGATACAACAGCACAGGATGCGATTCAAGAAATCTGGGAGCGCGGTGGTTTAAATTGCAGCCCAGATGATGTTCAATCGATCATCGACTTGACAGTAGAGGCCCTACACGCTCTTAAGTCAAACACCCGCAATGCAGAATCGCAATCTTAAAAGTTTCTCTTCATATGGATTCCGTGAATGGTGGATTACTGGAAACGGAAGAAATATGGAGTACTTGTAATCAGTTAGGCAGGCCAGCCGCTTGATTACACCCCTACCGATTGAGAGTCATGGACTTCGGCGGGATGGGGACACGTTATTAGCATTCGTTAGAGGAGAACGATGCCTACAGCACAGGAAATACAAGCAACTCAGGGAACACGCCTAAGTGAGACTAACCCATGGGACAGCTACGGCGACGAACTCGGAGTGAAGATGACGCCGGAACTCGCATCAGCAGTCGATGCCTACTCGCAGAAACGTTGGCAGAAAGACAAGGTTGGCTCTGAAACTCAGGAAGTCCTTGCCGAACAGAGAGAAATGAATGATGAGTTGGCTCAGCAATATCAATGGTTGACCAAAGAGGAATACGCTAACCAAGAAGCCAGAGTGGGGACCGTACTAGACTACGCATCTTTCATACAGAAACTACGCAGTATAGGGCTAGTGTGCCATTACCGTCAGCATCCGCACCATGACAAGGCGATTTTGTACATCTCTAGAAATGGACTGTCCGAGCCTGAACTTGCCTGTTGGGCGCAGATAAATGGACCTATGCCTGAGCTTTCTATGTTTAATTTTGATGACCACGGCGTTCCTTTGGCCGAGAAAAGACGCGGCTGGAGAACATGCTTACTTCAAATAATCCTAAAAGGGTTCATAACTGAGGAAGTAGCAAACAAGTTGTTTGGGAAGCCTCGACTGACCAAAGAATTTGACAGATATAACTCAACGTTGTACGGGTTTAGAAATCGCGGAAAGGGATGGGATGCCGAGTAAAGACCCGGATTACTTCAAAAGATACTACCGACTTAACAAAGACAAGAGACAGGCTAATGATCGCTTCAGACGTTATGGAATCACTCAGGAACAATATGATGAACTGCTAAAAAATCAGGATTACAAATGTAGAATTTGCAAAATCGATAAAGCAGACAATAGAGGCGGTAGCTGGCACACAGACCATGACCATAAAACAGGAATTGTTCGATCACTTTTGTGTTCTTGCTGTAACAGTATGTTGGGCCACGCAAAAGATGATCCAGAGATTCTGAAACAAGCAGCAACATACCTTGAATTGCAGTATGTTGCTTATTAAGGCTAGAGGAGAGCCTAAGACTAATGGGTAATTTGAATGACATCGTAGGCAAGACAGATGCGCCTACTCAGACTGCTGAAACACCATCAACCAAGACCAAGATTTCGAAGGAAGTTGAAGCACTAGAACTTGAGAACCTTAGACTGGATGCAGAGACTAAGAAATTAGCTCTTGAAGCAGCACAGCTTGAAATTCGTGCTAAGAAGGCGCAGATTCAGGATTTGGAAGAAAGCCTAGCAGAGCGTGAACTGAAACGTGAGAATAAGCGCCAGCGCAGCCTTACAAACGGGGAAACCCTTAAGAGCCTTGACCGTGATGACAAAGCAGCGCAGAAGCGTTGTAACCACAAGAAAGGCGGAAACGGTATTGTCGGAGTTAAGGGCGGACGAGGCGATGCTCCACAGCACGCCATCCTTCTACACACCTTTGCAAACGGTGATACGTGGGTTCGTTGCCTACGCTGCGGTAAGACGTGGAAGCCACCTGTAGAACGCGCTTACAAGTCACGCGAAGACTATCTTACTGCCTACGCAGAGTATCAGGCAGCATTGAATTTCCAGACCAACAACTCACCATCCAGTTCGTACATGTTCAAGTATTCTGACAACGGAGAGTACTACCGTCAGGTCACAGAACACACCACGCTCCGCTGAGTGCCTATGAAGATATGCTCTGAATGTAGTGAAAAACAACTAGCCAAAGGCTTGTGTAGAAGGCACTATTACGCTGCAAAGCGTGCTAGTGCCAGCCCACACGACATCGAGGTTTACAAAAACAAACCACTCGCTAGGGCTGCTCAAAAGTGGGCCAATCAGACGGACGAGGAACGAATCGCGTACTCTGCAAAGTATAAAGAGGGTATCCGTAAGCGCAGGGAAAAATTATTTGATTACGTTCCTAACAAGTGTGCTTTATCAAAGTTGTCCAAGTGTACAATAAGCAACAAAGCTCTACATCGTGACCATGATCATACATGCCCATGCGGAAGACCTAGAGGCTGTAATGATTGTTTCCGTGGCTTACTGTGCAATTATCACAACGCAGTAGTTCTGCCGGTCTTGGAGTCTTTAGAACTTGAATATATTCCTGAACTGGTCAAAGCATATTTAAAAGGCAGGCCACTTAAACAAGCTGACTTTTCTTTGCCAACAGTGGGATAAGAGGAATTTTATGGCACCAGGAGCAAGCGTAACTATCCCATTTACTACCAGTGCGCCAGGGCCTTTCACCTTGGCGCACAATTTGGGCTATATACCTTCAACGGTAATTTTTGAGATGACCAACTCCAATGCCGGAACCGTTTGGTTTCAAAGTCAGAGATATGATTCAGAGAATCTTTATCTAGAAGCGTCTGATGCTGGTGTTAGTGGATACGCCATTGTTTACGGCAGTTGCAGCGGTTGTTAGGAGAGCATAGATAATGCCAGCACAGACCCAAGTAGCCTTCACCACTTCCGCCCCCGGTAACTTTACCCTACCACACAATCTAGGAGTCATACCAGGATCGGTAATTTTTGAGTTCACATCTGGTGGAGTTGTATGGTTTCAAAATACCCGCTATGATGCGGAAAATCTATATCTAGTAGCATCTGATGCTGGCGTGACTGGGTTCGCAATTGTGTTCGCAAGTACAACACCGTCTTGCAACATGCAGAACCTAAACTCCACTATTAGATTACAAGAAGTGGTAGACGATGCTTCAACACTCGGAGATGTGGCTCCAGCCTTGGCAACAGGCGGCGCAAGCATGGCACCGGCCCTAAGTATTGCTAATGATGTGATGCAAGCACTTATCAACGGCGGTCCAGCGGGACAACCGTTCAATTGGAAGTGGAATCGATATAATCTTCCGCCATTCGCCACGATAAGTTTGCAACAAGACTATTTCATCCCTAACCTAGTCAATCTTGGATGGATTGAAAGTGCGTGGGCAGTGAATATCAATCAGACATCAATTCCTAAGCAGAAGACCTTTCTAGAGGTTCGCAAGGATTTAGAAGTCTCATATGACCAGACCACGTACCCAGGAAAGGTTTGCTGGCTTCCCAACAAGATGCTAACAGTTGGCACATGGGGACAAGCTCCACTAGGGCCTCAACCCGGTTACCCAAGCGGTCAGACGACCGTTGCTGGACCTGGATTGACGGGACAACAGAACCCCGGCCCAGGCGTGATTTACACCAACCCAATCGGAACACTGATTACTCCGATGAATGCAACTACGGCTATTGCTGATCCCTATGGTAATCTATGGTGCCTGACAACATTTGGTCAGTGTGGCGATACCGAACCGACATGGCCCACTAACCCAACGTTCCCAACCCTTCGCAACCCGAACATTCTGCCGACAACGGTAGTTGACGGGTCATGCGTGTGGACAGCTATTAACCCGAACGGACAAGGTATAAGACTCGATCCAATTCCTCCTCAAACAGGGGTTGTTTGGATGATTCAGATTGTTGGGCAGATGAGGGCACCAAGGTTCTTTAACCTTAGTCAGTATATCAATCCGATTCCAGACGATTTTGAATGGGCCTTCAAACAGGGCTTCTTTGCTCAGTGTTATCGAAGAAATCCGGACCCTAGAGTACGTGCTAAGTTCCAACAAGAACAGCAACTCTGGTTGGATGCTCTTGATAAGGCTGTCAAGCAAGTTGACCGTGAGATGGACGATTTCGGATTCTACCCTACCTCCATGATCCTCGACACAGGTTGGGGCGTGAACCCGATTAATCCCGCGCAACCCTTCGGTCCCTGGACCGGATGGTAATGATTCTAAATGACTTATTGTAATCCGGTATCTAGATAGAAAATGTTTGACAAATGTCTAGTGCCGTGTTATAATAGGTGTATGAATGATAAAAGACATACTCATTGTAAGCAAGGACACGAGCTTACTGATGAAAATACTTACCAAGTCTACAATAAGAACGGGACCAAGAATGGAAGACGGTGCCGACTTTGCACTAAAACACCTGCCGCTTTAGCATATAAGAATGCCAAAGCTAAAGAGTATTACGCAAACGATCCTGAGAAATTCAAAGCCGTTCAGAGGGATTATCGGTCTAGAACATACGTTCCAAAAGTAAAGCTGCCTAAGACGCATTGCAAACGGGGCCATGAATGGATACATGAAAATATCTACACATGGACTACCAAACAGAACCACGTTTTAACGTGTTGTAAACTCTGCGCTAAAGAGAAATACTCTAGAAGAGCACTTCAAGTTAGAGAAAACCACTTGCAAAGAGCGTTTGGTCTAACGTTGCAACAATTTGGAACCATGCTAGAGGAGCAAGGTGGGACTTGTTATCTTTGTAAGACTACTGTACCGGGCGGCAACGGTGATTTTCACGTTGACCATTGTCACAAGTCAGGTAAAATAAGGAAACTACTTTGTATGGAGTGCAACCGGGCGTTAGGAGCGGTAAAGGACGATCCAGTTCTTCTCAGGCGAATGGCTGACTACCTAGAACAGCATCAGTAAAAACACAAACACCACTTATACCCCTAGATATAGGCGCTAAAGCCGTCTAGGGGTATTTTTCTTTTTGGAGATATAAATGCCCGCATCAACAATCACAATTGCACAAACGGCGAACTGGGCAAGACGTTTCGTGTTCCTTCGCAACCTACAGCAGGGAAATTTTAACGAGCCTGCCATTACGAGCGCCAATACAATTCTACAGACGATTGTGGGTGCGCCTTTTGCGTGGCGTTGGAACCGAGCGGTCATCGGATTCGTCACAGTCCCAGGACAACAGGACTATACTATCTTCAATTGGCAACCCGATGAAGACCTAAGTTTAGGATATGTGTTGGTGGACAGCAATGGATACTCTCAGCAGGTTACAACTCCTGGTGAAACTGGGTCTACGATTCCCACATTCAATCCAACAGTGGGACAGACTACTTCTGATGGATCAGTTGTGTGGACCAATATGGGATCGATTGGGGTTGGTAATACATCGACTGAGTACAACTTCGACTGGATCGAAACAGCATCGGTACAAGAGACTACCAATCAGTGTACTAAGTCGTGGAAAGAAATATCAGTAAAACTGAATCTTGCTCTTGAGTCAGCGCAAAGTCGCCCGCACGATGTATCGGCGCAGTATCAGGATGCTAACGGAAATATCACGTTCCGTTTAATGCCTACTCCAGACAAAGCGTACCCGGTGGTGCTATCGATTCAGCAGAAACCTCCGGTCATTAACAGCATGGGAGACACTTGGGGACCGATTCCTGATGAATACAGTCGTCTTTACAATTGGGGGTTTCTAGCCCTAGCGTATCTGTATGCTGATGATGCGAGATTCACTGCCGCTAACCAGAAGTTTATAGCGGCCCTTCTAAGCACATCTCAAGGTCTATCACAGACTGAGCGCAATATTTGGCTCAACAACTGGCAGGCCCTTACCGGCGTGCCTCTTGAGAATGCTAGCAAGGTTCAACAAGGATTCACTGGACGGAGTAACCTATAATGCCATCAAAAGTAGCCCTACCAATCAACACCTTTCAGCTAGCTAACGGCGCTCCAGTGGCGAACGGAAACCTTCTAATCAGGTTGAGCCAGCCGGGATCGGTTGATGATGCGCAAATCAACGCTAACTTCACCAGCATATCCCTTAACTCTAGCGGGCAGATTGAGGGTAGTCCTACGTTTTGGCCGAATGCTGATATTCTTCCGGCTGGAACCTACTACATTTTGTTGGTATTTTCATCATCAGGACAGAGAGTGGCCGGTGCTAACAAGTTAACGGTATAGGAGAGACGATGAACATTTTTAAGAAGCTATTAGGACTGGCCGTTATTGCGCTAGCAGTTGTAACTCCTAACTACGCGCAACAGTATCAGTCACAAACCGCTCCAATTTACGCGACGAACGCCAAGTACGCCAATGGAGTATCACCTGGATTTGCTCTGACAGCGGGAACAGGGTTGAACATTTTGGTAGGACAGGGTACGAGTTTTTGCAATACGGTGATTCAGGAAAGAACTACTACTGCCGCTGACACGCCTTTGGCACTTACTGCCAGTACGACAAATTATGTCTACCTTGATACCACAGCTAATTGCGCTCCTGCGGTGAGCACTTCTGTATTTACAGCGACACAAATCCCATTGGCGAGAGTTGTAACAGGTACATCGTCTATTACCTCAATTGATGACGTGCGCGGGTACTTCTTTAACTCAGCAGGCACCCCTGGAGATGGAACGGTTACCAACTTGGTTGTTGGAAATCTGTCACCACTATTCACGTCAGGAGTGACTAATCCGACCAGCACGCCAAGCGTATCGTATACACTATCTACAACGGCCAATGACACTGTATTCGCTAACTTTAGCGGATCAACAGGTGCCCCTTCATGGTGGACACTGGCAGCGGGAGCAAACATCACGTTTACCCCTTCTGGTAGCACGCTAATCATTGCAGCGACAGGCGGTGGAGGCGGAAGTCTCACTCTTGAGCACAATGGCGTGGCACTTACGGACCAATCACTTCTTAATTTCAGTGACACTACTCCTTCGGCACCGGCTGGCAATGAGAATGTGACGTTTCAATCGAACTCAGGTGGTGCGCTGTCCGGATACATTCCGACCACAGCCTCGCAACTTCAATTTACCCCTACCCCGCCAATATCAGGACAGTACGTGGTTGTGTATGCCACAGCGGTAACCCCAATCGCAGGAGGTCTTGGACCGGGTTGCGGCATGACTTCAGTGCCAACAGGGTCCACTTTTTCTACCATAAATTCGCTTATAGCCGGAAACAACTCTTGCGGCAACGGTCTAACCTCTAACCAATGGGGAGCACTTTGGAGCAACTACACACTGCCTTCATATGTGGTGCCTGCCAATGTAACGGCAATTTACGCGTTTGCGGTTAACAGTTTCGGACCCTGGTATCCTGGTACTTCAACTGTCGCGGTGACTTGTACGCCAGTTGGATCAGGTGCAGTTAATTTGTACACTGCCAGTCAAGCGTACAATCTAACTCAGTTTACACAGCTTCTTTCAACTGCAACGGGAAGCAATATTGGGTCCACGACTTGTACGGGATATGTGAACTATTCAAACCCTCCGCCATCAGGCGCGGTTACTACTTTGAACATGCCGAGCATTGGCTTGATTGTCTATTACACAGGTTCGGCTCCGCCCGCTACGAACACTATCAATGTTGGTTCACCATTGTTCTACAATGCTGCGGATAACACTCTTGGAATCGACCCTAACGCGGAATTCCCTGCAAGCAGACTAGTAGGTGTGACAGTAAGTACACTACCTGCTGCTGCGGTAACCGTTGGAACTGTGACTCTGATCAAGGACGGAACTACATCCACTGATTGTACAACAGGTGGAGGTTCTAACCCTGTAGTTTGTTACTCTAACGGAACTGCCTACTCAGCATATGGAGGAGGCGGTGGAAGCGGAATCACAGCTTTAACTGGAGACGTAACGGCTACGGGACCGGGTTCTGTTGCAGCTACAGTTGTGGACATCCCTCCTCACGTAGCACTAACCGGAACACCATCACCAGGGCAAGTTCCAACAGCAACAGGAGGCACTTCTGCCACATGGCAGACTCCTTCGGCTGCATCGAACAGTCCTCAGACAGTTCTTTTACCTAACGATACCACTACGGGAACAACTGTCGGACTAATGGCTTGCTGGAATACGTCAGCCATTCACCAACAGGAAGTTGTAAATTGTCCTGCTGGTACAGCTTCAAATGGCACGGACAATAACCCTCCTATTGTCGGTGTGTGTGTAGCCGGTTGCGGAACAAGCGGACTAGCAACTATCCAATTTGCCGGTCAGGTAAGTTGGAACTGCGACATGCAACTTGTGACTCCAACTGTCGGCAACGGCTATTGGGTTCAGGTGTCGGCAACTACTGCTGGTGAATGTACGCAACCAACAGGGTCATTTGCACCATCACCAAATGAGAACCCTGAAGGTAACACAGTACTAGGACGTGTACTAGCTCTCAACTCCGGAGTGGGAACGGCTGGAACAATTGAATTGCTGCCGTTCGGCTCATACGGACTTGGTAACGGTACGGGACCAGCAGTAACTAATTTTGCGTTGCTGTTCAACGGTTCACCTTTTGGGGCAATGTCGTATTCGGGTCAGGAACCATCTACATTCACCGTTCCATATGCAATCGCCACAAACGGCTTGTTTATACACCAACCAGGCTCCAACGCGGGTGCGGTGATTGGCAACGCCGGATTGGGAGTAAGCGGAACGGACATCTCTTTTGATATGTTTGTTCACGGTTCTGGAAGTCCGCCTCAATCGATGTTCCGATTCGATGGCTCTCAGTATCAACCGCCATCGGCTTGCGGCTCTGGAGGGTTCGCGGCTTGCAGTTCAGCTACCGGAACTATCACACTTGGCGGACACAACGGAAACTTCGATCCTGGCAACAGTACAGGAGTCTTTATCATCAAGCTAGCAGGAAATGCCACAACGTTTACTCCGGTAACGGATGACAACCCTGGTCATATTCTGACGTTTGAATTTGAAGCTCCTGCCAGCGGAGGACCGTTTACTTGGGCATGGCCAAGTGGCTTTGTGAACGCACCAACTATATCACTTTCATCAGGGGCAAATGCAATTGTAGCTCAGTTCCTATTCGATGGCACTAACTATAATTACATCCCATAGGAGAACGACATGAAGATAGACTTCATTAGATCAGCATTCAGTGAGCCAGACGGCAACGGATCGTCTTCACGAATATTGATTGCCATTCTTATTGCATTTACACTAGGGGTAGGGATCGCATTCTCTACCCTAGTGTTTTCCAAGAGAGTAACAATCGATCAGTTCGAAGGGTACATGTCTTCTGGAGCAAACTTTATCATAACTACATGCGGCCCACTGTACGGTATCAACAAAGTGTCGGACGCTTATAAGAACAGACCTGGGCAAAACAACCAAGGACAATAAGCATGGCAATAAACCAAATTTCGGGCGGAGCATTTCAAGATTCTGTCGGTAACGTGTTAGCTAACGGCTATCTTGTATTCCGATTAAATCAAGATGCAACCGTGACTACCAATCCGCAAATCTGCTCAGACTATGAGGTAACAGTCCCGTTGGATGAGAATGGCAATGTAGTCCTATCGCCTGCTTATTCCTTCTGGCCAAATGATCAGCTAACACCAAGCAACACATTTTACACGGTAACAGCTTACTCGGCAAGTGGCCAGTTAGTTTGGGGACCATCTTACAATCGTGTACTCTCATCACCATCCCCATTTGATATTGGCGCATGGACGCCTTAAAGGAGAACTACAGTGCCCAATAATTTAGGCCTAGCAGGGTCGAGCGCCCAGAAACAAACCAGATTTGCTCCCATCTTTACGAGCCGATTCTTTTCCGGACTTTGGACAAACCGCTCTCCTTTGCGCGATGCCACTACGTCTCGCATTGTTGAGAAATTTTATGGTCAAGCCGGGGATGCCTTGATCGCCGGAACGAATGTAGAGATTACAACGAAGCTTACTTTGGCCCGTAGACCCGGACTATCACTATATGACAGCTTCGACACCTTTACTGGAACAGACAGGTTCTACGAGTTTAAGCTGTTCAACACAACTACTGAACAGATCAATGTCATGATCGACACCGCCAATACCTTGTACTCACTCTTCGCCAGCGTGCGCAAGACTGTTTTCACAAAGAGCACAGGTGCCGGACAATCGTTCATGCAGTCAGTGGGAAATATCCTGTACTTTGGGGATGGGGTTGATAACAAGAAGTGGCTACAAACTCTATTCGCTTGGACTGCAAACACCCCATTGGGGACAGGAACCACACCGTTTTTCACTACCTATTATACTGATTTTGTTGGCAACATACAGCAGCTTGTTGGCACCAATGTGCCAATTACCGGAACCGTTCTTACAGCGCCAAGCCCCGGCGTTGGTCCTGTACTAACTATCAACTCTAGCGTAGCTCTAAATTCTATCGTTGCTGTTGGAGATGAGATTACGTTTCCAAATGTCATGGTTGCAACGTGGCTGGAAAATCAAACATCAACGATTCTGAGTATTACCGGCACATCAATGGTTGTGACGTATCCGCTGCAATGGCTTCAAGCAGCAGGAACTACCGCAGAGACAGTTAGTGGTATTGTGTATAATGGAGGCACACCTACAACCGGCTCAGTCGAACCTAGTAACACAGGCGGATTAAACCAAACTGCCAGCGTAGTTACGCCTGGAGCCAGCGGCTATACATATGTCACTGCAACCATCGGAACATTGACAATTGATGGCTCAGCAGTGTGGGCAAATAGAGGCAATCCGGTAGAGAATTGGGGACTGTCTAATATCAATAATGCCCCGATGGTGCCGTTGCCCACAGCAACAACACATATTGGGCGAGGCGGGCAGATTCCTTTCTATGTAGCGGACAGCACCGTTTATTCAGTTGGGGAATTTGTAATTGATACTAACAACAATATTCAGAAATGCACAACGGCTGGAACTACTGGCCTAGCAGGACCAACCTTTAATACAGTGTTGGGACAAACCACAGCGGATGGCTCAGTAGTATGGACGTTAGAATACACTGGAGCAACGAGCGCAACTAACGGTGGCTGGAGATACTGCGTAGCTCTGGTCAACACTTTAGACAACACCGTGTCCAATTGCTCACCCTTGTCTTTGACTGTTGGTAATTTCACTGGAGCACAAGGAGTATTCATTCCACCGGGCGCAGGATTGCCAGCAAACTCCTCAGGTGCAGTAAGTATAGACACTCAAGCGGATTACGTAGCAATTTTCAGGACCACAGATGGGCAATCGGTTCCATTTTTGATTCCATCTACAAGTGGAGTCTTGAGCGCTACATTACCACTTGCTGAATACTTACAACTCGGATTTATTGACACCGTGCCAGATTCACAGTTGAATAACCTTGTGTCCGGTGCTATTGCAGGAGAGAACACCCCTCCTGCACCAGGAGCAATCAACCTTGCCTACCATTTGGGATGTATTTGGTACAGTATTGGAAATGTGGTATACTACACTTCTGGACCAGCGACACCAGTAGGCAACGGACTGAACGGCACTAATCCGTTAAATACAGATAGTATGCCTTCTCTAGTCAAGCGCCTTGTACCTACGGCAACTGGCATGTTGGTGTTTACTGTATCGGATGTTTATCTGATTCAAGGAAGCAACACCGCCAATAGCCCAATTCTACCAGCACTGCCAATTCTTCCCGGTATTGGACTTCTTAGTTACAATGCTTTGGACCTGAACGGGTCACTGATTGGTCTGTTTACTACAGACAACCAATTCTTGATTCTAGACCCTTCGAACGGAACTACATACGCAGGTCTGCCAATTGGGGATCAGTTGCTCATGAACAATGGCAACCCAGGCCAGAGTTGGAATCCGGCTACTGCCTATGTTGCATGGCACGTACAAGGTATGGATCAGGGCTGGTATCTTTGTGATGGTGTAAATGGATGGTATAAACTAATTCCGACGCCTTCACCAGAAGGACCGGGTTATACATGGTCACCTTTTGCCACGATCACAGGCGGAGCGGGAGCAGTTCAAAGCGTTGAAATTACACCGGGCGTACACAGGCTACTTGTTGCTCCCGTTGGAACTGGCTACATTCTACAGAGAAATCTAAATGTGTGGACGGATAATGGAACACCGTATCCTGCGAACGCAACAGTCGGCTCAGCCGTACTGACGCAGCCCGGACAGGTTGCAACGGTTGCTCACATCGTAACAGATTGTGTGAAGATCGGTTCTCCGCTTTCTCTTGGAGTCTTGGTGGACGAAGCGCTGCCTTATTATACCGGGCCTATTGACATCTTGAAACGTTGGGTGTCTGATCCACCAGGATTGAAAGAAAGTAGATCATTCTGGAGTCAACGATTCTATCTCTCGGAATTAGAAGATGAATCTGCCACAATGCGGCACATGCAAATTGTGATAATTTTCGACCCTAGCGACACGGTGGCCAACGAAATTCAGACATTGACCATATTTGGAGCCTTTTTGCAGGAGCAATAGAATCAACAACTTACAAGGAAACGATGAACAAGGGAAATAGAACAAATCATCCGATCCACAGGGAGATTTAAAATGCCAGCATTAAGTGATGCAATCGGGCAGGATTTGAGTAACTATGTTGGTGTAGAGCCAATAAGTGCCCAATCTAATCCCACAACAGCCAATGGGGGCACCGTAAGTCTATTGCCGGTAGGCACTGGATTTATTAGATGCCCTCTACCAATCCTGTCCCAAGCATCGGATCAGCTTAGATCATTTTATCTAGGCAACCGTGCAACACAGAATAGAATCTACGTAGCCCAGAGCTAAGGAATAAATGATCACGAGTCGATACATAACTGCGGAAGACTACCCGTTATTGGAAACAAGTTTAGCTGCTGATCCCTACCATAAAGGAACGTCAATAGATTTCTTCAAAGAGCAGAACACCGTTACAAGTGTGTATTCATTTGATGATGAGTTGATCTTGTTCACGAGAGGAAAAGTAGTATCAACCAGTGGACCGGCGTTCATACAACTTGACATTCAATTTATCAACAACGAAAGTCGGGCTAAAAACCTGATAGTCATGTTGACAGGATTTTATGAATTGGAGAAGAAATCCAGACAAGAAGGATTTGCCGGATTCATATTCCACAGCGATGTACCTTTACTCCGGAAGTTTTGCATTCGCAGGCTAGGATTCAGCGAATGGGGAGACTTCTTGGTGAAAGTTTTTGAACAAGCGCCCCTTGACACGGGCCTAGGAGTTGAGGTATAATGGCTTATACACATACACGGACCATCTTCGAATGGGACGAGAAGCGTATTAAATACGTCAAGGTTTATGATGAAGGCTACGAATGGGACGGACCAGTAGATCAAGCGTGCGGCTCGACTCCGCAACAGAACCAGATTGAAGGTGCGCAGCAAAACTTTATGACCCAAGCGCAGTCTCAGGCGTCAACGGTATTTGGGGGAGCATCACAGGCGTTTAACAGTCTGATGAGCGCGTTTGCACCAATCGTCGCAGCCGGTCCAAGTCAACAAGGCTTCTCACAGCAACAGCTTTCGAATCTCAATTCCCAGGCTATCACACAGACGGGCATTTCTTACAAGAACGCTAAAGAAGCAGTCGGAGAGGCACAATCATCCGTTGGTGGCGGCAACGTATCTCTACCAAGTGGAACCCAAACTGGAGAGGATTTGGGACTGGCCGAAAGTGCCGCTAACCAAACTTCCAGCGAACTTGGGCAGATTACACAAGCCAATTATGAAAAAGGTAATGCAAATTATAATGCCGCCGTATCTGGAGAGCTAGCAGCGCCGGGTGTTTTTTCGGCTTCAACCGGAGCAACCGGGGCGGCTACAAGCGCAGGATCAGCAGCCGCAAGCACGGCCAATCAAATCGCGTCGCAGAATAATTCATGGGTAGGAGCCGTTACCGGCCTAGCCGGGGCGTTGGGCGGTGCAGCATTAGGTGACCCGGCTCTGTTTGCAGGAAGTAGCAGTTCACAGGGCGCACAAGATGCCCAACAGGTATCGAACTATCAATCAGATGGAAATGGATTCTAGGAGCGTTAAATGGATAACACATCACAGCCACAAGATCAGAGCACAAGTAGTAGCTCCTACGCAGGCCACATTTCTCTTCCGGATGACGGTCAGGTTTTAAGCACCGATCAGCCTGCTTCCGGGTCCGAGACTCTTACGCCTCCTACTCCTCCCACACAGGGACAACCTGCTGGCGCTCCTACACAAGGACAACCTGCGCCCGGACAGCAGCCTCAACAAAGCGCTACAGGTGCCCAAGGACAGCCTGCGGGAAAAGGGCCTGATCTAAGTAAGCCCCAAGGCCAACAGACTCCTGGCGGTGCTCCACAGGCTCCTCCTGTTCCCCCTGCGGTGCAGAAGGCGTCTATATTCCACCAAGTCGCGGAAGCTCTTGCTGGCGGTCCCCGTTACAAATACGATGTTGATGCCAACGGTAACATGCAGAAGACCCCCGTTCCGGTCAGCAACGCGCATATTGGCATGGCAATCGCTCTTGAAGCTCTTCAGGGAACCTTGACTGGACTCAGCACACACGGCCCCCAAGCAGCCGCTCGCGGCGGACTAGAGGCTTTAGAACAGGGAAAGCAGCAAGTCCAACAGCGTGATCAGCAACAGCAGAAGATGGCAAGTGATGATTATGCTCGTAAAACTCAAATTGCTGAGACTAACATGCGTATGTACTCCATGGCACGTCAAGTCGGAAAAATGAATGAAGAGTCCACCGATGCTTATATCGGCCAGTATCACGACCTAGCAACAAAACTTCAGAGTGAGTTTCCTGGTCAAGTTAAAGGGCCTATCAAGTATAGCGATTTCGGAAAGTACAATGTGACCCAAGACAATGCTATTCCGTTCTCCAAGGTTCCTAGATTGGATGCAAATGGACAACAGGCATTGGATGCGCGTGGCGTTCCTCAATGGGATATTAACTATCTCATTGTTGATCCCAAGCTAAAGGCTAGTGGTCTGTTCGACAAAGATACGATTTCGACATTGAAGGAAATGGGCAAGCTTCCTGGCGACAGTGGAGACATGCTAACCAACACCCCTATGTCCCTGATGATGGCTCTTGGCTTAAAGTCTCAGGCCGCGCAATGGCAAGTTTCTAAGCAGACGTTCGGACACTTCTTTAATGATGTTGATGGAGCGGCAGCGAAGCCAGAAGCACCATCGACTTACAAGCCAACTACATCACCAACGTTGCCAGCTAATATTCAGCCTCTTGCGGACACAGCAGCCAGCAAGTATGGCGTTCCTCCTGAATATATCAGAGGCTTGATTTCTCAAGAGAGCGCAGGAAACCCCAACGCTGTAAGTCCTACTGGAGCTAAAGGTCTAATGCAGTTGACCAGTGGAACTGCAAAGGCCATGGGAGTACAAGACCCTATGAATCCACAGCAAAATGTGGACGGAGGGACAAAGTATTTCTCACAACTCCTACATCAATACAACGATCCTAAACTGGCGTTCGCAGCTTATTACTCTGGACCCGGCGCTATCGACAAGAACGGGAAGATTGTGGACACAGATCAACACACAGCAGCAGACACGCAAAAGTATGTTGATGGCGTTACGGCGAAGGTTGGATTACAATCTCAGCCCACAGCGGTTCCTCAAGCTAACCCAGATGCTAAACCGGGAACAGTAGAAGGACAAACAAATCCGTCTACACGTTTGAGTCAAGCTCAATGGTCCGCTAAGTTTCCTCAGAGTCCCTCCGATTTTGCCGCTTTCAATGGCGTACTTTCTCAGACGGAAGATAACTACGGACAAGCAATTGCCCACATGAACGCAACTGGACAACAGAGTGCAGCCGCAAACGTAAGCGCATTCCTGGGTGGTCCTGATGCGATTGCACTTCATGATCGCAATAGAGCAGAGCAAATTCAACAGCACACGCTGGATGCACAAGCTGCCAAGACTGAAAAGTTGGCGGCAGACAAATCGGCCCTTGACATCCAAGCGCAGCAGAAGAAGCAAGCTGTTCTCGGAACTTTGGAATCGGCTCAGATTCCTGCCGACGCTTTGAAACAAGACCCGAAGGCTGTCATTCAGAATCTAAACGCACAGGGAGTCACCTTGCCTCCCGAAGCGATTAGAGATGCTATGGCTATTGCTAAATACGAAGCTCCAATTAACATTGCTTCAAATAAGCTATGGTTCAAGGACGCATCGTTGAATCAGCAAGATTTGCTTGATGTGGTCAGGCAGTTCAACCCAACGTACGATGTCGGTAATTATGCCCCATTGCACGCATTTACTGCTCCTAATAGTCCGGCGTCCAAGACGTTCTCGGCTGCTGCCGGTATCGCCAATCACTTGAACCAGCTAGAACAAGCTGCTCAAGAGATTTCTAACAAGGGCAATGGCGCGGGACAATATCCGGCCTTGAACGCTTTGAAGAATTACTACAACTATCAGAGTGGCCAAGCTGATTACGCAACTCTGCAAGCATTGACCAATGCAGTCAACGGTGAAATTCCAAAGGTTCTGTCGGGTGGTTTTGCTCCTGATAAAGCTCAAGTCGATGCCGTCATGAAGAACATGACAGCAGATAATTCTCTACAACAGATTACAAAGCTAGTGGATATGTATACAGGTGTCATGCACGGCAAAGTTCAACCGTTTGATGAACAATATAATCAAATATCTGGATCAGCCGATAAGCATTTGCAGAACATTCCTAAATCTTTGGATGCTTTATTTCAGAAACACGGCTACGACACGCCATGGGCACAGCAGAATCAGCAACTAAATAACGGACAACAGACGAGACAGCAACAGCCACAACCACAACAGGCTAATACTGTACCCGCTGGAGCTTTTGCGGTTCGCAATACTCAAGGTCAAATTGCTGGCTACAAAGATGCTCAAGGTAAGATCACACTATTTAATCAGACTCAGCAGCAACCAACACAATAAGGTGGACTAATGGATCAGCAACAAGTACAAACCGGAACACCACAGGCAGGAGGTTCAACGCAGCTTCCTGCCGGATTTACTGTAGACTCGACACCATATCAGCCTCAACCTTCAGCCGGACAACCGGCTTCAGGACTACCGGCTGGATATACAGTAGATTCTACCCCGCAACCGGCTCCTCATCAGACAGCCATACAGAAAGTTACATCGGGACTGGAAGGTGACAAAGGATCGGATTGGGAAAGTCCTGTCCTGGGGCAAGGTATTTCTGGTGCCATTAAATCGGGTGCGGGAGGTTTGGGTAATATTCTTGACATGCTTAATCACCCAAGCCGTACAGCTATTTCGGTTGGTAACGAAAAGCCTGAAGATGAAGTCATGGTAAGAAACGCAGCCAACTCTTACCGAAAGGCGCACCCCGACGCAACCCATGAGCAGGTACAGGCATTTATTCAGCAGTACGTTCAAGCTCCTGTATCGAGTCACATCCAAGATGCGGCTAACTGGCTACGTTCTGGTGGAGAGCCTACAGGCTTTTGGCAGAAGGTTGGCGCTGTTGGAGAACAGGCCCTAGAGTGGATCGGAACAGACGGAATATCTAAGATGGCATCGGCTCCTGCTAAAGCAGCCGAAGTCGGAAAAGCGGTTGAAGCTGTTGACACGGTTGGGCACGCTAAGCAGACATCAATGATCGCTCAAGTGTTGAAGTCAAATCCAAAGCTAGCCGGTTTGGTGGCGATGGGATTGAAAGCTGGAAAAGATGCTCTGACAATGGGAACTGGGAATGCTGTACAAACCCTGGTCCACACTGAAGACCCAAATCAGGCAGCTAGCGCTGGAATTACTGGCGGATTGACTGCCGGAGTGTTGAGTGGAGTTGGAAGTGGAATTTCAGCACTTGCATCCAAAGGCGGCTCAGCGGCCAGTGATATTGCGGAACTAGGGCAAACTGCCGCTAACGCTCCTACCGGAGCGGAAGTCAACAATCAATTGGCGGACAGCGTAAATCAAACTGTTGCACCTGAGTTACAATCAGCACAATATGCCTTGACTGAGGCTGAAGGCGGTCTAGCCAATGCTGCTCAGTCCCCTCGTGATCTTGGAGTAGGCGCACCTGAAAGTGCGGCCATTACTGCTCAAGCTCAGAAGGCCGCAAAGGATGCTTACGAACAGCTTGGTACTAATTACGAGAAAGCTTCTAATGCAATTAAGACCAAATTAGCAGGGGTAAACAGAGACTTCAACGGCAGCGCATTACAGAAGGCAGCGCAAGACATCATGGGTACAGCAGAGGCAACAAAAGACCCAATTGGTGAGACTCTAAGCATTGCCAACCCTGCCAGCGCCAAAGTAACGTCTCAGCTACAGAAGCTTGCTGATCCAGCAAGTGAGTTGGCAGTTGATGAAGACGGTAACTCACAGCAACTCACAGCCGATAAGTTGCTAGGTTACGCAAAGCAAATCAAAGAGAACCTGCGCGGAACTGGTTGGGCCACAGACGAGCAAAGGGCAGATAGAGATGTTTATCACAAACTTCTAGATGGCGTTCATGCTGATCTGGAAGACCTTGCTAACAAGCACGTACAGGCGAACCCCACTGAGAACGCCCAAGCAGAACAAGGGGTACTTGGTGCTGTTCAGAAAATGAACTCTGACTACAAAGCGGGTATCGCACGGTTCAAGAACACCGATGTTCAAGCCTTGTTGAAAGGCGGGGACAATGATGTAGCTGGAAGATTGATGCGAGGCGGTACAAGTGTAAGTGACATTAACACTGTACGAGATGCAATCGGAAAGCAGGCGTTTGGAAAGCTAGCAGATAGCTCACTACAACGAATGGCAGCGGACGCAGTTGACGCAACTACGGGAGACTTCAGTTTCAAGAAATTCTTGAGTAATTGGAATCGTATTCCTCCCGCAACACGCTCTGCTATGTTCCAAGATTCCACAAAAAGCGGAGCCTTAGAGCAAGCACTTTATCAGACACAGGCTATTAACAAATCTGGTGTGATTCCTGAAATGACACAGAAGTTGAAAGATGTGAACACTACTGTATCACAGTTGCTAGGTAATGGGGATGTTAGTACATTATTGAAAGACCCAGAACGTGTAACTAATCTTTCTCAGACTCTTGGGCCAGATGGAATGCAAAGCCTCGGAACCTCTATTCTTCAGAACCAACTTCGTGAAGCAAGCACCGATGTAGCCGGAAAGGTAAAAACTCCTGATACAGGTAAGGTTCTAGACTTCATCAAGTCGTTGAAGGATTCTCCGGAAGTTGTGGATGCATTATTTAAGCCAACACCGCAGGCTGAGCAAGCGTACACTAAACTGATTGGACAGCTACAAAACGTACAATCAGTCAAGAACGCTATCAAGGCCGGAATCATTGCTCCTACCATTGCTGGAGCCATCGGGTCTGGTCCTATTGGGCACATCATCGGCGGAATTCTTACAGCCGGGGAATTGGGCACAGCAACAGGCAGGGCAGTTCTTGAACATATCGCCAATAGTCCGAACAATTGGGCGACTCTCAGAGCCATCGACAACACTGTGAAAAGTCCCCTTGCCAAAACAGCCGGACGTGTGTTACAATACGGAGGTATGAAGGCGGCAAGTGGAAGCAGCCAGCAAGACGTACTTAACAGCACATCGGATGTTTTGGGAGGAAGATGAGCGTCTTTAAAACCGTAGTAATCACACTGTCGGTATCTACTCTGTTGGTGTGGAACCTTGCGCTAACGCTAGGATTCTCTGGTGTGGCCGGACGATTGGAAGTTGTATCACAGCAGAACACACAATTGATCGCGCACTCACAAGAGCAGGATAGCACTATTGCAACCCTGATCGATGTGCAAGTCGAAGATCATAAGCAGCTACATAGTGACACTGCCACCGAAGATGCAATCATCAAGAAGTTGAACGAAGTGATCGTTGCTATTAACGAAGACAGAACGCCATCTACGCCGTCTCCTTCTAAAGAAGACAATAGTATTGCAAGGGGGCGCTAGTGCTTAGGCAAGACGAAGTACAGAAGAGTCAGCTAGTATTGGCAGGCTGGCAGCACGGACATAGGTACGGCGGGTATCTAGCCGCCTCTATGGTAATGTCGTGTATTGCTAATAGACAAAGACTTGGGTGGGGATCGTGGATGGAAGTAATCGACGCAATCCCCTCTCGATCTGCTACAATCGAACAGCCCAAAGGCACTCCCTCTATATGGGAACCTCACTTCGTCAAGTTGCTACATGAAGTAGAAGCTATATTTGATGGAAGTAAGGACTATGCTAAAGGCGCACTATACTGGTTTGATTCAGCAGAACCAGTTACTAATCCATGGTTTCAGGAAAAGATATTAGGAGATGGTATCTCTCATCCTGTTGTAGGAAATATGAATTCTTTGATGTTCTTGAGGTAATGATGATTGATCCTATCATATCACCTATAGTGTTGTACGAAGCTATTAAATTCTGGCTACCTGTTAGTGCTTTCTTTTTCGGCATCTACAAAGGTTGGGACTGGGTAAAAAGCACGATTAACGAAATTAAAACCGATGTAAAGGAAATGAAGGCAAGCATCTTAGAGCAGCGACAAGACTTCAGATCATTCCTGCTCCCACTGTTTGCTGTCGCGCAAGGCCAAGCGGCTAAAGCTCAGCCTGTTAGAGCTAAGAGAACTAGAAAAACACCAATCAAGAAGAAGTAGCCCTTGACAAATGGTTTGCCATTTGGTATAATGGTTCCATATGGGACATAAGACAGGCCGTAAGGCTATAGACCTTGCTGGTCAATATTTTGAAAGATTGTGGGTGTTAAAGAGACACGGGACAAGAAATAACGGTAGACACGTTGTTTGGGAATGTTTGTGTCTATGTGGCAAGATTACCTACCAATATTCACAAAAGCTATTGCGTGGCAAGGTTAAAAGTTGCGGGTGCTTAAAAAAAGAAAAAGCAGCAGCAGGTATAAGCCCCAGGAAAAAAAGGCCATATGAACATCTATACAACAAGTTAGTGAAACGGGCTAAAGAGAGGGGTTACACGGTAAATTATTCCTATTATTCGTACCTACAGCTAGTACACAGAAATAAATGGTGCCATTACTGCCACAAGAAACTACAGTTTAGTATAGTTAGTAGCAGTGGCGACAGACGCTTGAAGAACCAGGGCTACCAAGTTGACCGAAAGGATTCTAGTAGAGGCTATGAGGAGGGAAATTGCGTAGCGTGCTGCTTTAGGTGTAACTATGCAAAAGGTAACACGTGTTCCCATGATGAGTGGCATGAAATGACTAGACCGTGGCGTGAAGGAATTTTGCCAATTGTGGAAGAGTCACTGGAACCGTCAGAGCCTCTAAACGAAGCGACTGTCCGAGTCGGCAATTCGTTGATACATTCGTATGTGCCAGAAGATAAAGTCCGCAGAGACTATGAATACGAAGAAATCTAGTGTAGGAGAAAATTATGGATAAGGCAATACCATTCGCAGAGAGGCCCGCAATACAGTTCATGTGTCTGCCCAAAAAAGAAGGCATTGAGGGAAAAATTGTGTTAAACCCGGACCAGGCTGGATTCGGGACGGTCATTTTGGAATTTGTTAATGTATCCGGGTGTGTGACGCCACAGAATAGAACTGTTTCTGTATATCCCACTCCCTCTGAGCTTTTTGAATTAAAAAAGACTCTTGATTTGTACTTCTCGGAAAAGACGTAAACGAGTCAGGGCGAGAGAGGAACATGCTGTATGATTACGAAAACGAAGAAATGTAGTATAGGAGGAAAATGGTAACAGTTACTTTAACGGCGGCTGTAGTGAAATGGCTCATCGTGCTGTACGGAGTCAATGTAGTTTTGCTAGCAGCCAATTTGTACCTCAAGTTCAAGAAATAGCGCTTGACAGGCTCCTGCAATTCTGATACAATGGTTTTGTAGATTGAACCGTGGTCATTTGTGCAGCTTTCCGGTTGAACACAAAAGTGAGGATAGGCGGTTCAATCTACACGAAGGAGAATGATGCTATTTGAGGATGATATTGGATACATGACGTTTCATTTCGACTCGGAAGGAGACCCTGTGGACTTGGAAATGTGTGCCAATGTGCCTGAGATTCTAAATGACCATCAAATGATGGAAAAAATTTCATCGTATCTAATCAGGAGACTAAATGGAAATTCAGTACAGTCGCAAAACCAAGCTGATCGAAACAGCTTACCGTCTAGGTGAGTTTTTTACGACCAAGATTCAACACCTTCTAGTCACTTCTCAGTTACATGATTGGGACAAGGTAACAACTTCACAGAAGTAAATGGAGGCAGATGGCAGACGTATCGTATACGCTGGAAGAAGTCATAAGCAATATGAAGTGGTTTATTGAGCATTACGGCAAAGCCACTCGAAAGGAATACAGAGCAGCCGAAGCCAAAGGCGCTCTCCCAGAAAGTGTCTGGGGAAAGCACTTCAAGAGTTTCACGGAATTTAAGGAAGCAGCCTCAGCGGAGATTCCAAAGGTGTCCTCCGAAGAAGAGAAGCACGAATTTAAGGACAATGTGTGGAACGTTCATATTCCACAAACTTCGATTCGCACCCTTCCGGAACTGTTGGAACATTGTAAGGTAGACACATCGATCTGGCGCGTTGAGAGGTTCATCGTCAACAAGTGGGAGATGGGCGCTAAGAATGCAGACGGAGATGTAATTGTTACTCCTTTGTTTCAAGTGAAGGCTACGCTCGTTCAGAAGGATGAGGTCATAGCGGCTCGTAAAGAAATCGAAGACTTGAAGGAAGAGGCAAAGAAGTTCGCACATGAACCGTTTGATGTTGTGAAGCTAAGTCCTCTACAGTTCTCCGGCAATTCTTTAGAGATTCTTATACCTGACCTTCATGCCGGTAAGTTCGCCTGGGGCAAGGAAACAGGTCATCAGGATTATGATACACCCACAGCAATTCAAACGTATGAACGTGCGTTGGATAACATTTTATCGCAAGCTGCACACTATGTCATAGACGAGATTGTACTAGGTGTTGGCAACGATCTGTTGAACTCAGATGATTACAACAGTCAGACGACAAAGGGAACTCTAGTCAACAGTGACACGAGGTATCAGAAAACTTACAAAGCTGTGAGACAGATGATTGTACGTGCTGTTGAGAAGTGCCGCACTTACACAAAGAAGGTAGTCGTAAAGGTAATCCCTGGTAACCATGATACACAGTCGATGTTTACCTTGGGAGATTCCTTGGAATGTTGGTTCCACAATTACAAGGATGTGGAAATTGACAACGCCCCGACGCCTCACAAGTTCTACACATGGGGAAAAGTTCTTCTAGGCTTTACCCACGGGGACAAAGGAAAGAAGGCCGATTACGGAATTTGGATGGCCACAGAGCGTCCAGAAGATTTCGGCAAGTCCAAGTTTCGTGAGATTCATATTGGGCATACACATGGGTTGAAGGTAGATGAAAAGTTCGGAGTTAGAGTGCGAACATTTGCAGCCCTCTGTCCGCCCGATGCTTGGCACTCTGCGGAACACTTTGTAGGAAACTTGAGACAGGCTGAGGCAATTGTCTGGAACAAGGAAGCAGGACGAATTGCGGAGTTTATCCATACGGAGCTAGACTAATGAGCTACAGTTTCCATACAGAAGAGGATTTATTTCCTTTGCAATATGCACGTCAGGGTGATATAGTCAAATTAGATGGACTCTGGTATCGTATCGAACGCAAGACGACTACAGCCGTTTCGTTGAGCCGGTATTATTGGTATCACCGACTCTGGGACCGGCTGACGAAAGGAAAGGAAGTATAATGTTTTCACCCTTGGATTTGTTTCCATTGAAAGTGAACGCTACATTCCCGTTTGCCGATGTGAATGTAGGTGAGGTTTTCAGCATTGGAACCGAGCGATACAAACTTCTTAGCAGGAATGCGTGCAGCGTTCGCCTGCTCCAATGGTTCAGAATTTATGATTGGGCATTAGCAGCAATCGGGAGGAAAGTTGTCGAATCGTCAAGAAAGATTTAACAGTCCATATCCAGACGGAGGCCCGCACGGTTTTGCGGTAGCTACCGGACAATTACAGTTGCAGCAACAGAAGCCGACAAAAGGCAAGTATCTGCCAACAGACCCGGCAGCAAGAAAGAAGATTCCATTGTTCTCTGGACTCATGAAGTATTTTCCCGACGCGCTCGTAGCGGTAGCCAAGGTATCTCAGGCTGGAAATGATCAGCACAATCCGGGCGAAAAATTGCACTGGAGCAGAGATAAATCTTCAGACCATGAAGACACTCTTATGCGTCATCTTTTGGAGTCCGGTGAAGTTGATGTGGACGGCCACAGGCATTCAGCTAAGATGGCGTGGCGTGCTCTAGCCACTCTTCAGTTAGAGATTGAAGCGGCGGAAGGTAAAGGAGAACAAAGTGCCAGCGAAAAGTAGAGCACAGGTCGGTTTCATCATGAGTAACCCTGAGAAGTTTGGCGGGAAGAAGAAAGCTCTTAACGAGTGGGTGAAGCCCACAAAAGGGAAGAAACTTCCCAAGAAGGTAAAAAGTGGAAAAGGCAAGTAGTCAACCAAGAGCCAACAACGAGCAAGGTGGATGGTCGGTTTTTGAAAAGTGGGCAGGAATGAAGTGGTTCTCAAACGGACCCTTACTGCCGCCTTGTGAGGAGAAGGAAAATGTCCCAATCACCAACGGAACTAGCAAAACTGGAAGCAAGCGCCCAAAGCGTCGTAAGTAACTCAACCTCGTGGATTTTGCAGCATGAGCGGTTGATCATCATTGTTTTAGTCCTGGCCTTGTTAGGATGGGGGACTGAGAAAGCGTTCGACCTTGTAGCGAGTCGCGATAAGCAGGCGGCTACACTGACCGCGCAGACCCTCGCGGCACAGCAACAGAAGGATCAGGAGTTGAGTCAAGCTGTAGCACAAACTACGGCCCAATATCAAGCCCTGGTACAGACGTTGACACAACAGAACACACAGTTGGCTACGGCTGTATCCGCAAGAAACAAAGCGTTGACCGTTCAGCAAACTACTGACACCACGCTGACGCCATCGCAGCTAACGGATAGATGGGCGAATTTAGCGAAAGTGGACTCCGGCAAAATCGCTGTGTCCGGAGATACGATTGTGGTTACCCCTGATGCGGCTTTGGATACAGTGCAGCAACTAGAACAAGTTCCAGTGTTGACGTTAAATCTTGAGGATGAAACTACTCAGCTAACCAACACCAAGAGTGAACTGGCAAGTGCAAATCAAGCTATCGGCCAACAGAAAGCAGATATCACCGGACTGACCGCGCAGATCGCAGATCAAAAGAAAGCTGACGCAACAGAGCTGGCTGCGGAAAAAGCGGCAGCTCGTAAGAGCAAGTTGAAGTGGTTTGGTGCAGGATTCGTAGCAGGATTCATTGCGGGGCACATATGGTAAGTTCAAAACGCCATCTGTTTCCTTGGTATAAAATTGTTTGGAACCTCATTTGGGTTTTGCCTCTACTAATTAGCTTTAGCCTATTGTATATCTGTGTGCTATGTGCTCAGGGGCCTAGACGGGCAAATGAGGTAAAGAATTCAATATGGTAGAAATCAAGGCAACCATAGGACAATATGCCGATTATTTTGATACTGGAATGTGGTCTATGAAAGATGGGAACATGGTTGGACCAGAAGATTTGACTATGCGACAGTTAAGGGACTTTCTACTAGCAAGTGGTGGCTGTGTTTATCTTGGTAAGGATAATAGATTTCATTGGATACCAAAGTAGTTAAATGTGGGTTAGTAGCTCAATTGGGAGAGCATTCCCCTTGCACGGGAACGGTTGCAGGTTCGATGCCTGTCTGATCCACCAAAGTTACGAATGGTCGCCGCTGAGAGGGCACTCCGATGCGGCCTAAGACGAGCAAAGCGTCTGCCATTTCAGCGGCACGCCGGAACACTGTGATTTGCAGTCATAAGATTCGGCATGTCGTGTTTAGTCGCCTAGCTCAGAGGCAGAGCATCGCACCTACACTGCGAGGGTCGAGATTTCGAAATTCTCGGTGACTACCAATTTGGAACATAAACGTTCCATAACAGCCGTTAACGTAACATTTATGTTACACTCGCAGTTCGTCCAACGGCAGGACAGCGGACTTTGACTCCGTGAATCAAAGTTCGAATCTTTGACTGCGGGCCATGTTTTAAGCGGGATTAGTGTTAGTGGTAGCAAGCTAGTCTTCCAAACTAGAAGGGTCAGTCCGAGTCTGACATTCCGCTCCAATTCAGATTTCGCCTCTGTAGTTCAGTTGGTAGAGCATCGGTTTTGTAAACCGAATGTCGCCCGTTCGATCCGGGCCGGAGGCTCCAGTTTCACACAGGTTCATGGTCTAACGGCTATGATGCGCGTCTCCAAAACGCTGCGGTTACGGTTCGAATCCGTATGAGCCTGCCAAAAGATTAGGAGGAACATGCAACCAGTAATTATTGATCTATCCCATTACAACGGAGTGGTAGACTTCAACAAGGTAAAAGCAGACGGAATCGAAGCTGTGATCCTCAAGGCAACCCAGGGAACGTCTATGACAGATTCCAAGCTAGCCTCAAATGCTTTGGCGGCGAGAGCGGCTGGCTTGCTGATTGGAGCATATCACTACGGAGTGGCCGGTGACCCAGAAGCCCAGGCGGAATACTTTTTGTCAGCTATCGCGCAAATTGATACAGTTGATACATTCCTTGCTGTCCTAGACTTTGAACGTGGTACATCTAATATGAGTCTAGCCGATGCCAAGACATTTCTCGACACGGTTCAGGGGAAGATGGGAGTTGTCCCAACTCTCTACACAGGCGAATACCTAAAGAGCTTCGGCAAGCAGTCAACCCTTCTCGGATACCCCCTCTGGTTGTCAGAATACGGCCCTCAGGCTAAGCTGCCTGCCGGTTTTGACACTTGGACCTTCTGGCAGTTTACGAACGGCGTTGTAGGCCCTCTACCGCACACTATTAACGGCGTTACGGGCATTGTTGACATCAGTTATTTCAACGGCACGGTAGACGAACTCAAGGCGTTTTGGGCAGCACACTCTTCATAGTCTCACTAGGCGGTAACATTTAACCCCAGTCCTCTGATAAAGGATTGGGGTTTCTTGTCTTTTTGGTAACACATAGTAAACAATACGGGGAAACAATTGAAACATAAAATGTCAACGTTCGCAAGAACGATCACTGAACAAAAATACTCAGACACCAAGCCAGATGGAAGTAAAGAGACTTGGGCAGATATCGCACACAGAGTTGCTACTAACGTACTGAAATCAATCAACGCACCACAGGAACAGATAGATATAACTGAAAGACTTATTTTAGAGAGGAAGTTTATCCCAGGAGGACGGTATTTGTATGCGTCCGGCAGACCATTCCATCAGGTTCAGAATTGCTTGCTGATGAGAGCGGAGGATAGCAGGGAAGGATGGGCAGACCATCTCCACAAGTGCGCCATGGCTCTTATGACAGGCGCAGGCATCGGAATCACTTACGGCCTTGTACGGCCTCGTGGTGCGGTAATTAAACGCACAGGTGGACTAGCTACCGGGCCTATCGCCCTCATGCAGATTACAAACGAGTGTGGACGCGGGATCATGCAAGGCGGCAGTCGTCGCTCGGCAATCTGGGCCGGACTTCCCTGGTGGCATAAAGACGTTATGGAGTTTATCGGACTGAAGAACTGGTCACCGGAAGTACGGGCACTTAAGGCTAAGGACTTCAATTTCCCGGCCACAATGGATATGACGAACATATCGGTTCAGCTAGACGATGAGTTTTTCAAAGCGTATCACGATACGCAGCATGACAAGCATCAATGGGCCTCGGACGTGTACTGGGCTGTTGTCCAACAAATGCTTAAAACCGCAGAACCAGGATTCAGCATTGACTGCGGAAAGAATGCTGGTGAAGATTTAAGGAACGCTTGTACTGAGGTTACTAGTTATGATGATTCCGATATTTGTAACCTTGGTAGTATTAATATGGCTAACATCTCGTCATTGGAGGAAATGAACGAGGCAACTAAGTATGGAACTGAATTCCTGCTAGCCGGTACATTGTACAGCGACATTCCATATGACAAGGTAGGGGAGATTCGGGAGAAGAACCGCCGCCTCGGATTAGGCTTGATGGGACTGCACGAATGGTTATTGAAGAAAGGATATGACTATGCCGGAAACGAAGAACTTGAGACGTATCTTAACGTCTATACGCAGAGCGGCATTATCGCGAATGCCCTGGCGGACAAACTTGGTATCAGCAGGCCAGTTAAAACACGAGCCATCGCTCCAACCGGAACAATTGGAATTATTGCGGAAACTACTACGGGAATGGAGCCGATCTTCTGCGTAGCTCTTAAGAGACGATATCTGGACGGGAACGTGTGGAAATATCAGTACGTCATCGACCCCACAGCCAAGCGCCTGATTGAGAGTGGTGTTGATCCGGACACTATTGAGGATGCCTACACCTTAGCCAAGAACGTTGAAAAGCGTGTAGCGTTCCAAGCATGGCTACAGAAATTCGTAGACCACTCGATTAGCAGTACGATTAACTTACCGGCATGGGGAACCGAGTACAATAACGAAAGCACTGTGCAAAGTTTTGGGGACATGCTGATCAAATACCTGCCCGATCTTAGAGGGATAACGTGCTACCCTGATGGCGCAAGAGGCGGACAGCCACTCACGCCGGTCAAGTACGCGACGGCAATGAAACACGAGGGAGAGATTTTTATAGAGGCAATGGATATTTGTGAATTAAGCAAGGGCGGGGGTGCATGTGGTTCGTGAGTGCTTGGTACAAAATTGTGAAAAGGCACACAAATCTCGTGGGCTTTGTGCAACACATTACGAGCACTGGTACAGACATGGAAGATACGTTCATTTAGTGCTTCCTAAGACCGTCCGTAAAGTATGTAGTATAGAAGGGTGCTATCAGCTAGCAGACGCTAAAACCATGTGTCCACCACATTACCGAAGATGGAGGCGTGACCAAGGCCTAGATCAGAAACAGACTAAAGAGTATGCTGCTAAATTTCAACGAACTTTACAAGGCAGGTGGACAGCACTTAAGCAAGCAGCAAAGAATAAAGATTTAGGATTCAACATCACAAAGGAGCAGCATCGATATTTGCTATCTCTTCCTTGCGAGTATTGTAAGGAATCTCTTAATGAAACAGGACACGCTTTAGATAGAAAAGATAGTACTGTTGGCTATCTTTTCACAAATGTAGTCCCGTGCTGCTATAATTGCAATAAGATTAAAAATGACATACTAACTTACGAAGAAATGTTAGCCGCCATGGAAGCAGTTTTAGAAGTTAGAGCAAAGAATAACCCCTCCAAAACATAGAAGGGGTATTTGAGAGTTGTGGAAGTTAGGAATAAGAGGCCGGGTTAAACCCCGGCCTTATCTTTCTTGGTGAGTACTCGATCCTCCACGTAGCCAATAATGCTAGGAACTAGTTTGGTCGGATGGAAGTAATCCCAGGACAGGTATGCGCCGGAGTGCGACATGTCGAATGTGCCGAAAACCTTACTGTCCCTATCCATAAGAAGCTCTTGCAGATCGGCTTCCGCTGTCTTGTGATGATCCAGCACTGTGATTTTAGTGGCCTTCGATGCCAGTTCCAACATGACCGGCTTCTTGTAACTGAAGTCCAACATGTATACTTCGCGCCCCGTAACGTCCGGTGGAGGGTTGCCGTGGATGGCCGGGTAGAATTCCCAGTCAGGGTGTGCCAGCCAACATGCCCAAGCTGCGGTAAACCCGTCCTGGCATGGGCTATGATAGATTACTAGCGGTTTGTTATTCATTTGCCCTCATGTGAACACATTTTGTACTTACCATTTACTTCTCCGTTGTTCATGTCGGTAACATGAAATACTTCTCCATGCTGCCCGTTGAATTTTCCGCACTCCGGACACTGGTTGTCCATAAACATTTTCACAATTCCGGCAGCAAGTGTACGACTTCCGTGCCCGTCAATTGTTATTACAGTGTTTGGATAGCACAAATTGCCCTCATGTTTCAGGACAACTACCGTTGAATCACTTAGTTCAACAATTTCAGCAGACTTCTTTACGCTTGACATGATTTAAATCCCCAATCTCTTACTTTCTTCGTTGTAAACACCAAGGACCATGAGGTTCCGTAAGGTGTAATAATGCTGTGCGAGAACTCAGCCGGTCTATACAAAATTGACCCTGGCCTGCGTTTGTAGACCTTGTATTCGTCCTGATCGCCTACACGTTCCAAATACCCGTTCCACAGCAGAATGGTCAAGAAACTCCAGGGATGATCATGACAGGCCGGATGCCAACATGGAGCATCCAGCCGGTGCAAGTAAAGATTGCCCCAAGGAGTCTTGAGAAGGGTAAACCTGTAGAAGACTTCTCCCAATTCCTTCCAGCCAATTTCTTTGTACGGAAGAATCTTGCACAACAGGGCTAGCATGAATACCCCCTGAATCCCCACTTCTCACCGCACCTAACACAGCAGTGGTCATAATCCCCATCGTCATCTTCCACCCATTGTGACCATGAGTGTACGAAATAACATACACTACTGTCCAAAGTTTCGATCACAAATTGGATAAACAGTCTTGGAACCTGAAACAGCCAGCAGTATCTCATTCTGGTAGCCCCTCGATCTGTTCCAGCAAGTTCGACAACGCTTCGGGAAAGTTCTGGCCATTGGCTTCTAGATCGTTGTAGCGTTGGTCCACTTTGGTGTCGGGGGACAGCCGAATTGTGTCCCCCTCGTCCTCATAAATATCAATTGATCCCAGGTATCTCATGCGGAAACGTAGCCCTCCATGTTCTTAGCAACAGGAATCTGATCGATGATACGAGCCATTTTATACGCCTGCATGTCATCTTTGTATTTAGCCAAAGTGTCTATTGTAAGATGAACCATCTCAAAAGTGATCATGGCTTTGATGAACTTCTCTCGTTCTTGAACAGTCAGCCCTTGTTTCTGCATTTTCTCATTGAGCTGGTTAGCAACAGCTTCTACCAGTTCTCCAAATTCTTGAAGATGTGCATAACGAGTGCCGATGTCGTCAAGATTAGGCGCTGGCCGGGGAGGTAGGATTTGCGGTGTCTGCTCCATTCGTCTCCTTATCGGGGTTGATCTTGCTGCGCTTGACCTTGCACTTTTTATTGCATTTGCTGCAACGCCACGTTCCCAAGCCGCACTGACTGTACTCGTTAGCTGCCCGGTCTTCCTCGGACCGCTTGACGGGAGGCTTCTTACCAGGCTCTCCACAGCAAATGCTTGTGTAGTTGAATGTGATCCTAAGTGCTACCTTTGGGAGTTTCTTCTTTGATTTCAACTTCTTGTTCTTCACTTTGTTCCTTTCGGTATTACATTAGAACGTGAGTATTAACTCTGTTCCTTTTGGAAGTGGGACTACATCCCAGCACTCTCGTGCTGGGCCTAGCTGGTCTACAGCCTCGATCCCCACTTGTCCTCCGGGGGTTGAAGGCCAAATGATAAGCCATTTTGCTCCGTTTTCTTCTGTATGTACTACGAGCAGTGTATCTTTCCCATCGACCTTGCCAATGGAACCGATGGGCAAGTCTTTGGCCTTGATGTAGCCCGGATTAGTGCTGTTATTGAGTCGTGCCTTCATTTGTCTCCTTTTAGGTCTTTCGGCAGTTCTGTCCACGTTACGAACCAGATTGCATTATCGTAGCTATCGTTGATCTTCCGATGATGCAATCCGTACTTCTTGATCTTCTTTTTTACTAAGCCGTCGATGAAGTCTAGAGCATCCTCAATGGATGCCACGAACTCCTTAGTCTTTGGATTCGGCTTCATTCTGCTCCTTGCGTAAGCGTTCGACTTCGGATTTAACCTCCGAGAACAACCCTGAATTAACTCTAAGCTCGTTCACGGCATTTGTCAACCCCTGTCCGATATTTTTCTCTTTAAATTTTACCCACGGTCCCGATTGCTTCAAAGCGCCAATTGTAACAGCATACGAAAGGAAGTCGGAGAGGGTGTCGATACCATCTTCATACATTAGATTGATAAACGTCTCTTTCATCGGCACCCCCATTTTATTCTTCACGGCCTTGACTTTCAAGGTATGTCCCGTAGGTGACTCTTTAGGGCCAATAACGTCTTTCCTTCTAACATCTAGACGAAGAGATGCGTAGAACTTCAACGCCTTACCGCCTGTAGTAGTCTCAGGGGAGCCGAATATAACGCCAATCTTTTCCCTCAATTGGTTGATAAAAATAACGGTAACCTGATTTGCAGATGCCTTGCCAATTAACTTCCTACATGCTTGTGACATTAGCCTGGCTTGCAGCCCCATTGATGCGTCTCCCATTTCTCCATCTAGCTCAGCACGAGGTACAAGGGCTGCAACAGAGTCTACCACAATTAGACTAACTGCGCAGCTATCGATCAGAGCTTCCACAGTCTCTAAAGCATCTTCGCCAGAGGAAGGCTGCGAAATCAACAATTCGTCCACATTTACCCCTAGTTTGGAGGCGTAGGACACATCAATTGCATGTTCGGCATCAACAATGGCGCACAGATTATTGGTATTCTTTTGCTCTTGTGCTATAATATGTAGGCACAAAGTTGTCTTGCCCGAACTTTCTGGTCCAAAAATTTCAATAATTCGTCCACGAGGCATTCCTCCAGAGCCGATAACTCCGTAATCCAAAGTCGGCAAATTGGTTGCAATGCTCGGCACGGGTTTTCCAACCTTACTGCCTAATCTTACTATAGAATTGGTAGTGTCCAGTTGTTTGTTAAGGGCCTTTTCTACTGCTTTGAGAGCAGCAAACTTATCTTCCTTCGTTTCAAGAACTTTAGACTTTGTATCCTTTTTTTCTTGAATAGGTTCTTCTTGTTGTAGAGATGCTGCTAGATCAGCTAGTATGTTTTTTCCCATTTGCCTCCGTTAAAAGTTCCTGCAATTTTTCTTGGTATCTGCTCGCTGCTTCTATCTCGGTGTCGAAGACTCCATATTGTTTTCTCTTGCCAAAGAACATTATTCGTACTCGCCACTTACCTAGAGCTTTGCTAAAATCATAGCCCTTACCGTGACGATGAAGTTTGAAATAGCTGCGTTTGTTTTGATTTTGCTCGGTCTTTGTAGACCATTTGATATTTCCCGGCTCATAATTGCCGTCATTGTTTATTCTGTCCAGTGAATGCTTGTCAGAAGGTCTAGTTCCTATTTCTTTTAGAAACTGCGAAAACGAAGCGAAGAGAAATTTGATTCCCCTCGCTCCGTAGTCTTTATACCCGACATATTTTGGATTATTGCATCTGCGCCTGGCATCCTTAAATGCACAGTATTCAACTCGTGGCTTCCGCATTATTCCCCTGTGCTGCTTCCTGTTGTAGCTTGAAGTTAGCCACAGTACTCATGAACTGTAACCAACGCTTGAAGAACTTCGATCCCTGAAGTTGAATGATCACATCATCCTGGCCGCTTGTGTGCATCTCGTCAAGCTGTTGGACGATTTCCCCATGGTTGTTGAACCAAGCCCACCAGCAATGCTCACAATTCCTATGCCGTGGCTGTCGGCTCAGATCGAGCCTGTGCTTGCAAGCGATGACCTTTGGCAGTTGGATGGTCACGTATTGTTTACGTAACTTCCTCATATCCGCTTCGGTCAGTTCTTTAGGTGCGAGGACTTCTGGAACCTCAGTAACCTCTGCTCCGTCTGCTGGAGCTTCGATTACCTCGTACTCCTTGTCGAGGAGGGCCTGTTCAGCGTTAGTCAATTCCTGCATAACTAGCCTCCCAGATAATCAATTTGCTCTCAGCTTCAGTTAGTTTAGGCTCTACAAGGCCGTACTTCTGGAGAACCATTTCTCTCTGAATTTTATTCTTGCAGTCCGCAAGTTCTTCTGTCATGCTATCTTTTACTTCCTTCATGTTTCCTTTTCATTTTCTAATTGCTGTAAAGTATTTAGATACCGGGCTGATTCCCCTCTTGCGGAATAGGCTCCCTATAATTTGTTCTACATTTGCTCGTTCCTGTTGAGTAAATCTTGGTTCTATCTCAAGGAAGTAAGTGTTAATAAATAGTTGTCCTAGACGTGATCCGATGTCATCCAGCCCATCGCTTACACAGGCATCGACATCAATGAAGAAGTCCAAGGCTGTTGGCCGAGCAGGGTTAGACGATCCAGGCATCTGATCAATCGTTGATGCCTTTACCCCGCTGCCGTTCTTGAGTCGGCTGTAATGTCCTTGGATGGTATCCGAACCATCCTCTGTGTAACTATACGGGTCACCGATAATCTCATCAAATGCCCTCTTATTTCTTGCCTGTCTTTCGCTTTTTGTTAGACCCACCTTTTCCCCTAAGAGCGTTTATTGCTTTCGCTCTAATTTTTGTTCCAACTCTTCCCGGCACTGTGAACCTATCTTTGGACAGGACACAGCTAAATGGAGGAGCGATTAGATAGCTAGCGGCATTTCCTAGACTCTTGTAGCTGTCTTGGAAAACAGCTATACCTTTGTTGCATGGCCAGCAGATCAATCCACGAACTAGTCCTGTTGTGTGACAGTGATCAACCGATAGTACTAGTCCTTGTCCCTTCTTTCCATGCTTCTTTTTGCAAATTGCACAACATCCTTCTTGGTATTGCAATACTTTGTTATACTCAGATAGAGTAATGTTGTACTCTCTTTGTAGTCGTAGGTCTTTTGCCCTTTCTCTTTTCTCTTTCAGTGTCATCAATTTTCCAAGAAGCAACCCAAATCGATTAGCTTCAGTTGTGTTTGGTCTGTATCTGGATCAACATAAATTCCCACGTTGCCCGTACAAATATCTGTGCATTCGACTCCGGACCGTGACCCTGACCACAGGCTGCTCACCAACGAGTCTAACACTCGGCATGTGTTGTTCGCAAGTACTGACCATTTTAGAGGCTTGCAGTAGTCCATAACAACTATTCCAGAGCGCCAACTGCAATAGTAAACAGTAGGAAGATAGGGGACCAATGCTGCATACTTCTTGAACGTATTGATCTTCCGGATTGCTTTTAGTTCAGCGATGGCATGGTCAATACCGTCCAGGCTGTTTTTAGGTATCTTGACCACCAAAGGCAATCCTCGTACTTTATAGACATCGCGGAACGCTCCTTCACCTTTGTCTATCTCTTTCATGCGGATTCCGAGAGACTGGATTTCTTCTAATGTCATCGGATCGTTGTCAATAAACAGGTCTACTAGATCGTCTACAGTCATACATTGATTTCCCCGTCAGGCTCAGATGGTGCCGTTGCTTCTAGAGCCTGCTTTAGTGCTGTCAAAGGCATGTTAAGGGCTGTAAGCTGCTTTTCATAGCCGATGGTTGACTTTGCATCCATTGCAGCTATTTTGCCTTCAGTTAGTTTGTGGACCGTACTTGTGGCCCCATTGAAGTACAGCGTGGTACTGCCGCCCGCACTGTATCGTGATAGGCTGCAAGTCATTAGCATTTCCGGGGCAAACGATCCTTCAGTCTGAATGAATGCCCCTTGTGTAAGCATGTCCTTAGTTACTTCCCCAACCCTAGACCGATTGATAGTCAAGAACACATCTGCGTCCTTCGCTACCTGACTAGCTCCGTCCACACTATCTGACGTTGCCAATCTGTTCTCTCCGATGCGGTGAGGCTGCAACAGTATCACGATCTGCACCCCATAGTCCTTACCAATTTTAGTAAGTCTTTTACTGATCTGCGACAAATGTTCGGTTCGATTCTTACCTTTGATAGTGGTGTCACATAAAAGTTGCAGGTTATCAACCATTATCCATGTTGCCCCGTATCTACGGATGATATCAATGATCAACTTGTAGATGTCTTCTTCAGTAGAATAGTGAGGATAGCATAGGAGTAAATCCCCCGGTCTATTGGCTGCAATCTCCTTGACTTTAGGTATAGCATCTTTGAACTGCGCCGTCAACCCTTCGGCCTCTTCTAAGGTCTTTGGCAGGTTGTCTGATATTCCCGATTTGTGGCACACCCAACGACGAGCTTGTTTCGCCCTGGTCATTTCTAGACATACAATGGCCCCTACTTCCTGATACTGATCCACCATGTATTCGATCAGGTTCATTCCTACCACACTCTTGCCAGACTTCTCCGGCCCTAGAAGCATGATGCAGTCGCCTTCGTCAAATTGCACTAGATCGCCAATCAAAGGCCAGATGTATTTCTGACCGGCCCCTTTACCGTCAATCTCCTCAGTAAGCTCATCTAGAGCGTCTACGATGTCCTTGGTGCCCTCTACATCAAACAGAACGGCATTGGCCTTCAACTCTTGGAACTTCTCCAGCGTCCCGGCTCCGGCAGTAAACCATTCGTTGATGTCCTTGCCGTTGCGAACCTTGCCATCTTCTGTTGTGACTTCAAACACGGGCAGGACAATCTTCCAGCATTTCTCAATTCCCACTCGGCACGCTAGTTCTTGTGCTGCCCTCTGTCCAACCTTGTCGTTGTCGTAGAGAATATATACCTTTTCTACCGCGTCCAATTTTGTAACCCATTCCGCCTTCTTTATGTTAGCGCCAGGAACTCCGCATGTGTTTGAAATGCCTTTATCCACTGCACAAATACAGTCCATCTCTCCCTCGACAAGGATAATCTCGGATACACCTTCCGTAAGTGCTTCGATGTTAAAAAGAGTTGCATCCCACCCATGCGGGGAATTAAAGTCCTTGGGAATCTTCTTTAGATCGCTAGGATCAGGAAGTGTTCTGTATTTAGCCCAGATACAATTTCCGTTCAGGATGTAAGGGATAACAAGTGCTCTTACCTCTCCGGTTGACTTAAAGAAGTGTTTCTCCTTCAAGCCAAGTTTGAATTCTTTAATAGCCTCAATGGAAATGCCTCGCACGTTGATGAGATAATCCAATGCGTCTGTATCGGCTAGAAGTGCCGTGTGCAGAGCGTCTACATCCGGCAATTGATCTGCCTTCTTTTCAGAAGAGGCCCAGTCTTTTTGCGATTGAAAGTCTTTACTAACAAGACCTAAGTGCTGTTTCAGTCCGTATAAGTTGGAACTTTTTCCGCAGCGTTGGCATAAGTGAAGCCCGTCCCTAGCTTTCTGCTCACTGCTTGTGCCATGTATCTCGACATAACAGTGATCGGCTTTGGAACAATATGGACAGGCCCCTAATATGATATTTGGTGCTGTTCCTAGTTTCCAAGTCCAGCCTTGTTGAATTATTAGCTGTAATGCTGCGCTTCCTTGCATTTGCTGTGGCACACCTGACATTCAAAGTTCTCCAATTTACTTTTTAGGTCTGAATTTTCTTGTTGCAATTTTACTATCATAGCAGAAAGGTCATTACATCTGCGCTTATTAATGGATTGTTCTTTTCTAGTAGACCATTTTACATTCCCTATCTCATAGTTCTTGTCAGGGTCTACTCTATCCAAACTCATACCTTCTGGCCTGTTGCCTACTTCTGCTATGAACTGCTCAAATGATTCAAATTTAAACTCTATTCCCCTGCCTCCATAATAATCATAACCTACGGATTTAGGATTAGTACACCTTTGTCTAGCATTGGCGTATGCTCTGTATTCAGGAGTGACACTATCACGCACGTTATACCCATGTATAGTATTCCTCTTTGTTACCATTTCAGAAGATAAACATCCACAGCTTTTAGTAAACTTACTTCGTAAAGTACTCCCACTTACAATACATTCTGTACCGCAATCGCACATGCAGTTCCATAACACATGTCTATCCGTTCCTCTTCCCGCTATGGATATTACATGTAATCTACCAAACTTCTGTCCTGTTAATTCTTTTACTTTGCTCAATTAGTTAACTCCATTGTACATCATCTGGCCTAAAAAGTCAAGGGCCAACTGTCGTCGGCCCTATTTTGCCTCACACTATATTAGATGCACCAAGAATGAAAAAGTTGGCTATTTATTTTGGGGCTTACGGTACTTTAGTTACGTATTGTCCTTCAACAGGAACGCATTGCTCACTATCTTCATTTGCTTACGGCCAATGCCTCTCGCGTGTCCTTCGATTGCCGTCTTCACAACGACTCCCTCCCGGATGTTTTTGGCTCCCGGCACTTTAGAGATTCCATCCACATGTTTCTGAACCGCTTCCAAGCTATATGGACCTACAAAGAGCACAGGAACGCTATGATCCCAAATGTGGATCACTTCAGGATCAGACTCATCGGCCCATGTTCCATCTGACTTACGAATGTCGAATACAAAGAACTGAGGCTCTTTGCTGCCGTACTCATACCCAGCTTGAGTGGGACAAACTTCCCCCCACAAGACGTAACCGGGATTAGCCTCGCACCATTTACCGATCCACGGCTGCGTATTTAATACGCGCCTGAATATGCAGTTCGAATCAGGTGACTTCCACAAGTTCCTACTGCCCGCATACTGCTTCCCATCGAGGTAAATGAAGCGTGCGTTGGACCCGTGAATCTTCTCCGTGACGATTACCCTCTCGCCTTCCGTGAACGTGTTCGGATGATTCTTCAAAGCCTCTACGTCATAGATCGGGATACCGAGAGCCACAGATTCAGACTTACCGTCAGTCATGGCTTCTAGTCTGAAGAACTGTCTGACCAGGCGCGTGATGTAATTTACCCATCCACGTAGGCTCTTGGGATAGCCTTTAACCTTGGCCTTTGGAGCGTGTTCGTTTGAGCCACCAGCTTCGAACTTGACCGCATCGGGGTCATAATGCGTGATGCCTAACAGGTCTGATACGTCTGTTCCTTCAGGAAAGTCGGACTCAAGTTGTGTAGAATGGTTTCCAGACAACGATCTAAGTTCGAAAAAATCAGTGACAGGAAGTAACAACCCTTCTGACCACTCGCCACGGAACTTACGAACGGTAATTCTCCTGCGCTTTTCAGGCACTTGAAAGGTTGTCCCAGGTTCGGTCGGCTCACACATATACTGCGACCAGATAAAAGAGAATGGCTCAGTCTGAGGAACAACCGAGTCGGGTTGAATGTAAACGCCTAAGTCTCCGACCTTAAACTGACCTTTACGAGATACCACCTGATATTCCCCTACGGGAATAATCTCTAGGCTGTCGGCATTGTTATGGGGTAAAACTTCCCGTACGGTAACAATGTTCGCTTGGTGATTAGCTTTCTTGATTGTATTTGTCATATCTCTCTTTCAGTAACTTGTATCGTCTTGCAACATGACTGTTACGTAACAGCTTTTTTCTATCAGCATTGTACACTGTCAGCAGTCCATCCGTATAATCTTTTGGCCAGAACTGATCGCTCGTTAGGTCAACTATCTTATGATCGATGACATTGTAGAAGTGCCTAGCCTTACCAACAAAACATCCCTTTAACTCGCCACCGAGGATATCTTGCACAAGAAGGGCAGTTGGAACGCACTGCCCGAACGATTTGTTATCCCGATGCGTCTGTCCTTTGTATGCCGTGTCCATGCACCAGGCATTATGGAGCGCTGTTTTATTGAGGTTATCCATTCTTTCCTTCCCAATAAAAGGTATCTTGATCTATTTGATACGCGGACCCCGACATAACCGCTACTGACTTCCCAGTTAATATGGCAGGTTGGCCGCTCCAATTTCTAAGGGCTTGCCAGAACCTTTCATGAGGATGGTTAATACAGTATCTCACGAATGATGCTAGTACAGGATCAGATTTAATCATACTTCCTTCCAAATTTCATGCTTACAGATTGGACACGACACTATCAAAAAGGAGTCGTTTATACAACATGCAGTTTGTCCTGTGAATATCCTCGCTTCGCCCACTGAAAACTCTACTTCTGTGCGGCATAAAGTACACGCTGCCACGTGCTTAATTGTCTCAGGAAGTTTACCTACTTTGATAACTCTCATGTATTACCTATCTCCCTCGTGAAGTGCGCTTTGCCCCAAGTCCTTGTTTAACTTGTCGCAAAGAACTGTAGCCTCGGCCAACGGCTCTGACTTGCTTATCTGTGTGGGAGAGCCTGTATAGTCGTTAACATACACAGCATAGCCAATATTAGTTGATTTAATGTAGAAGTAGCCCCTAGCCGGATCAACTCCACATCCTGTCAGCATGATTACCAAAATGATTGCTGCGATTAGTTTCTTCATGTCGTTATCCCTTCTGTGCCTTACCTGCGCCGATCAGCTTACTGGCCCAACCCCTCGTCATGTTATGAGGTATAGGCTTCTTTTTGTAGATGCGCTTCAACATCCTCAACTGTCCGGGTGTCGGCTCTAGTTTGTGCCAGGGTGCATCTCTCTGCACTAATTTTAGCACATCCGGAGCAAATGTCTTAACCATGTTGTCGGCTGCTGCGAATGCTGAATCAAGTGAGTCACGCTCACCTTTGTATCTCTTGCCTTTTAGCTTACCACGTACTTCCCATTTGTCAAGTAAATTCTGCGTTACCCTGATTTCATCTTTGTCGGGCAGCAACATGACGTAGCCGCCAGTCGGCGCAGGGTGCCAGATCATCTCAGTATGAGCGTCAATCTCAGCCGGTATCTTCGGCTCCCACAAGTTGACTTCCTCAATAAATGCTTTAAGTTCGTTTATGTCTTTCAACGAAGTAAAGTCGATATGTGGGAATAGTTCTTGTTCCGCCTCAATAAGTTTTACAGCTTCTACCAAACCTTTTCCCTGCAAGTCCAGTTGGGATGGCATTCCCAAGAGTGATGGCAGCATGATGAGGTTGTGTCTAGACGTGCTATCAACAACGTCGATCACAAGGCAATCAATCTTGCCAACGTACAGCCTTGTTCCTCTCCCAATGCACTGCGTAAACAGAACGCTTGACTTGGTAGGACGTGCTAGAATAATACAGGAGATTGCCGGGTCATCGTAGCCTTCCGTCAATACTCCACAATTGGTCAGAACGTCTATCTTGCCTGCTTTGTGGTCTGCAATCTTTTGTGCTCTGTCCGGATCATCTCCCCAAACCGCCTCGGCTTTAACTCCGGCATCTTGAAACGCCTTGGCCAAGTCCTGCGCGTGCTGAATATCAACGGTAAAGGCGATGGTACGTCTGCCTTTTGCCTTCTCAATCCATGTCTTGACAATGAGCTTGTTACGCGCTGGAGTGTTCACAGTCTGAGCTAGCTCTGATTGATTGAAGTCTCCAGCTTGTGTACTTACTTCGTCTAACGAAGTTTGAGTATGAACTCTTATGCCTTTAACATCTACGAGCCACTTGTCTTCAATGGCTCTCCTGATATCATATGTATATACAATCTTGTCGTAGATTTCCGACAGCCCTTTATTATCCGATCTTTGGGGAGTGGCAGTAAAGCCAACATGCAGCCTGCCGGAATCGGGCCGCATTACATCGGCCATCTCGTAGATGTTTTTATAGGAAGTAGAAGTAGAATGGTGGCACTCGTCCGTGATGATCGTCCTGATATTGTCCCACGGGAAGCGCTTAGCCCGGTCTGTGTTCTTTCTACCTATGGTTGCTACGCTTGCCACGATGATGTCTGACTCACCATCTGCCCAGTTTCCGGCCATCTCCTTCGAGATTTTGACGTGTGGATTAGACGTGTGCAGCTTGTCGATAGCCTGATCAATCAGTTCTTCTCTATGCGCAAGCACAAGAGTCTGCCCAGGGATGTAATCTGGCAGATGAGCGAAGCACTGTGTCTTGCCGGTGCCTGTCGCCATGGCTACAACCTGACGGCTGATGCCTTTCTCGTGATTTGTCTTGATAGCGGCTAGCGCATCATTCTGGTAGTTTCTTAGTGGCATCGGGTATTTCCTTCATTTCGGCCTCCATCCCTTCACTCTAGTAAATCGTACTACTAGGTTGTCTTCCGTTGTTGATAGAACTTCTATCTTAAGTTTGCCATCATGTACGGCCCGGTGACACTGCGCACAAAGAGTCAGAATGTTGTTCATGTCATTTGTGCCCTGCTGTGATCTAAAAATGACATGATGCGGATGGAGATTTGACCTGTCGCTACAATGGCGGCACTTCCAGTCATCTCTCCAATAGACCATGGTTGGATAGCGTTTAGTTGCTGCTGTCATTTGAACCAAATGGGAAAATACGCCCCGTAGTTCAGGCAGAACCACTGAGCGTTAATGATGAAAAGTCTGAACGTCACTTTGTCCTCACACAGTACGGCTTGAATACATTCTTGCTTTCGTCAGGAACAGTGTTAGATTCTCCGTCCGTGATTTCGGTCTTTGTTGTCTTCTCTTCAATCACGAACCAGCTTACCACATAATCCTTGATTGCGCAAGTCGCTTTGCCGTCTACGTACAACGGCTCAACCTTCAGGGTCGGATCGCCGTAAAGCTCGTACTTGAGTTGTGTATTCTCCGCAGCAAGCTTAGTGTTGCTGGTTTGCAGCCGGACAATTTCCTCCTCAAGTGTCTTGAACCTCGCCTGCCACTCGTCAATCTGTTTCTCGCTGATGCGGTAAAAAGATTCGGGTGCATCCTGTGCTAGGGCAAATCCGGTACAAGCAAGAGTCGAAATTAACAACAATGAACAGATGGCAGAGAACCCGATAGCTTTAAACATTATCCGGCCACCCTTCTTTCAAGTTCTTTCGTGAAGTTAATGAGAACATCCGGTTCTAAGATAATCTCATCGGCTACAGTCATCCCGTTGTAGGTGTACAGCGCGACTCCTAGGAACCCGTTGGGATTCTTTTGGAGGTACACGCTGTCACCAAGATAGACATCGCCTTTAGTCGGGTGAATGAACATTACTCTCCTCCTAGAACTTCGTTTGCTGGATCAGATAGCCAGTCAGCAAAAATCATCTCTGCTGCGGACCCATCCGAGTAGTCTTGGCTGATCCCCTCGTCATCCTTTTTGGCACTTCCGAGGACTTTCTTAGCCAATTGTAGCGCAGGCTTGATCGTGTTGTCAAGGGCAGACTGCTTGACGTAGAGATGAATAAAGGACATGGCTTCTGAGCCGATCAACCCCTTTAGTGTCTTAACGTGATTTTTGATTTCTTCTAGGGACATTTCTGATCCCTTGTCCACAAATCCTACTACAAATGACTTAATAGGAATAGGGACGGATTCCGTTCCCTCTTCTGTATTGGGATTAGTCCATGTACCGTTGATATCTAGACTGGCAATCTCCCTGAGCTTTGCAATTCCTAAGGGTTGATACTTGTCACGAGGAATTCCTATCTCACTCATTACTTCCACGATGCGGGTTAGATATTGAGCCTTCCTTTGTTTGATATCTAGGCTCTTAGTAAATTCAGCGAATGTATTGAAGTCGTTGTAATAACCGTTCTTTTTAACGGTATACAATAGTTCCCCAATATCAAATGCCGATGAGTTAACACTAGCAATTAACTGTTCAAGTTGCTTACGGACCTTTGCTGACTGTCCGGCAACTGCTTCACCCACCAAAACTGATTTGCTCGTCTCCACCTTTCTCCTGTAAACTTTCGATAACTGGCACATCCGTTAACCACTCGGCCCCCAGTTTCTTCTTTGAAATTCTCATGGCATCTTCACCGTACTGCTGCCGGACAAGTCCCAGGATAAACTGCATCTGTTCCTTGTACGTCTGAACGTAGTGATCTACACTGTAGAAGTTAGCAACTTTGGGAGTGTAGTGAAACACGTTCTCACGAGGGCCTATTACGCATATGGTCTTTCCAAGAGCCAATGCGTAGCCGAACTCAACATGCCGTCCGCCGCGCTTCCAGCCTTGCAGCGGGTCTTCAGAAAAGAAGATGACTACATCGGCAGCAGCCACATCCTCTAGGTCGATCTGGGCAGTTGCTTCGTAGAACTCTTTTGAATGATCGCCCATATCGCTGTTCACATCTTCCGTCTCATTCAGCCAGCGGGAAGTAGTCTCAATGCCTACCTCCTTGCGCAGCCTTTCAGCTACTTCTTTAAATTCTTCCCTTCGCGCGTAGCGCCCTGCCAAATAAGCCTTCAATTGATGTCCTCCTTGTTGATCATCTTCCAGATTGCCTTCTTGTAGTCTCCTTCATCAATTAGAGCGAAGCAGACACTTGAGTATTTAATACGCGTCTCCTCTTTGAAGAACTCAGCGAACTCTTTGCGAGTAGTACACACCTTCAAAGCCTCTTCTACGATGGACGTTACCGCTTTAAAGATTTGGTCGTATTCGGTTGTGCGCGTATTTAATACGCTTTCCTGCTTCTTAGCTTCCTGCTCCTCGTAGAACTTCTTTCTGTTCTCCAGATAGGTAGGAAATTTGATCTTCAACTTGAAAGGCGTTTTGCCGGGAATGTGGTATGTCACCACATAGCCCTCAAAGTGATTTCCCCAATCATCTCCGGTTAGTGCATCGCGCAAGCTTAGACCGTGCCATACAGGCGCTCTCAGATTGTTCTTTTTGGCATAGTTAAAAACGTCAAAAGGAGGCAACTCTTCTCCTGTTTCGTTATTGATAATAGCCAGTAAAAACAGTCCGTCCTTTTTGTATTTGATCACGTGTTCCTGAACGGTTTGGCAGATGATTTCGAACACTGGTGTATAGCCTTCGGGGAAAACAAGTTTACCGTGCTCCTCGATATGATCTTCAAGCCATTTGGTCGCCCACTTAGCATGGTCGGATGTGAAAGACCCTTTGGTGGCAATTCCCCAGTGAATACCGTAGCGCCAGAAGATACCTAATGAACCGTTGACCTTCTCTTGAATCACAGGAGGGCCATACACGTCATCTATAGTCTCCAGGCGTTCGTCGGTTTCTACGTCCTGTCCTTTGGAAAAGAATTTCTCGAAAGGACGAGCGATGATTTCAGTGGTATTTGTATCTACAATCAGCCCACGGCACTTCCGCGTGACATCATCCCAAACGTGATCGAACAAACACTTCCGGCTGTAATGATAAAGAGCTAAGGGCAGAGTTGGGTGAAAATTTACCTGCACAATTCCACGTTGAATGTGATCCAACAACTTCTTTGTATCAAGATATTCAGCTAACTTCATGCCCTCTCCTTGGCGTGTGCTTAGTGCGTTTTACTTCTTTGTTGCCGGTGCCGTTGCTGGCTTTGCCGGTATAGGTGCGGTTGCTGGCTTGGATTCAACAAGGGTACCATTAGGCCCCAAGATATATCCAGGGTGATTCTTAGCAATGTCAATTGACAGTGCCTTCAAATCTGCCTGTGCCTGTGAGAATTCGGAGGCAACTTTCTGCAATCCGGCTCTCTCGCTAAATGAGAGGTCTGGAACCGCAGGAACAGAATCAATGGCTTGTGCCACGGCTACCCCAATCATCAGTCCCAGAAGTGCTGTTCCGATCAAATTAAAACGGGATTTCGTCATCCAACCCTCCAACGTATTCTCCATCAATTGCGGCGTTGACTTCTGCTTCTTGCTGAGCCACGCTTTCCTGTTCGGCTTCAAGCTGTTTCTGCGCGGGCTTCTTGAGGCTGTCAATATAAGACAGGTAGATCGCCCCAAATTTCTCGCGCTCGTCCTCTGTGATCATCTTAAAGTCAGAGAACCGAGGTACGAAACTCTTGAACTTGCCACTGGTGATTTCTTTTACAGACAACTTGAACTTCACATCAAAGAGATTGGGATTCTTCCCCTGCGCCTTTGCCATGGCAATAACCCTTGAGAGGTTCTGCATACCAGATTCAAACTCCGGCTTAGCCTTAGAACGGATGTACATGCGAACCGGCAACTGATACACCGTGTCCAAAAGTGTAACCTGGTAGTGAGCATCACACGGCGGGATTAGCGCCTTGTTAGTTGACCCACCATTTGCCTCTTTGTACTCTCTCCACGGTCCCCAGTCTTGTTTAGGACAGTTCGCACACGTTACAGCTTGAGGGATTTTCGCCTTAGGATCAGGCTTAATCAGATCATTACTGTAACACATCAAATTCTCAAAAGTTCTATTCAATTCTCCTGCATTGCCAATATGATACTGGCGTTGCTCGTGCGGCATAACAAGAAGGGTAGCCCAGATTTCATCGAACATATCCCCGGTTTCGCTGATTCGCAGTTTGCCTTTAATAGCTCCTTCAATTTGACTATTAGGTTGCACAATAGTCAAAGTTCCGGGCTTCACGGCGAACAATTTGTTCCCAAAATCTATTCCCAATCCACCTTGTTCAATCGCTTCGGTGTTGTTAAGTACGGTAAGTTCAGTTCCCATTCTTCTCCTTAAGTTTCCCTCGGAGGGGCAGCAGTCATTAACCTCTGGAGGGAACCGCTGCCCCATTGCCGATAAATCTCAATCAATACATCTATTCTAACACAGGTCCAAGCGACTTGTCAATACTTTTTTCTACAATTCCCAACAATCTTTTCGCCTGAGTTTCCTCATACTTCTTCGCACAAGCTTGGCACGGCTCTTGAGTACCATTGCACTTCGTTGGCCTGACTCCCTTATAAGTACCAGACTTCGGGCAGGCAACCTTGTGGATTTCTGCCTTTTCGTTGTCCTTCTGCCGCTTTTTCCACACCCGGTGTTCTTCCTTTTGTTCCATCATGCGTTCGTCCACAATTTGCATGGTTCTTGTGAGTACCAAAGCAGCTTCGAATGCGGCCCAATCGTCTTCAATGGTCTCCGGCCCCAGGTGCCATGCGTCGAAGTCGGCTGTGTCTTTACTCAACCTGATTATCCAACGATCTTTTACGTGTTCCCCGGTTTCCTCCTCATACGCTTTCAAATATGCAGCCGTCTGTAATAGGAACTCATTGTACAGGTAGTTGGAAGTCTTCCAATCACAAATTGTCAGATGGTCTTTATATTTGGTCTTGCAGCAATCAGGATTATCACAAGAATCGGTAAGACACAAGCCGTCCATCGTCCCGGCATACCTAAATTTTCGGCTGTAGATTTTGCGCTCAGTAGAAATAAAACGGACATTGTGTTGAACCATCCAGTCAAGCGCAGCAATGCAGGCACTCTTGGCCCGCATATCCTCTGGAGTATTGTCCAGTACCAACGCAGTCTGAGCTTCGTCACCTGCTAGAAGGGTTTTGATATAAACCTCAATCCAAGAATGAGCTACGTGTCCAACTTCTCCGGCGTCCTCTAGCTTTTCCTTGTGGGCAGTCTTGCTAAGTTTGATAATCTCATCAAAGGTTGCCTTGCTCATACTCATGCTGGCATCTGACCCGGTGCCTACTACAAATGTAGATGCCAGTTTGTCAATCTTCTGAGCCATCATTTTGCAAGCCCAGGGAATCAGGATTTTTGATTTGTCAACGCTGTGAGACACTGAACTTACGCCCGGAATTTCTTCTAGGCCGTGTTTAGTCGGGAGTAAATAGCAATGTTGAGCAGGGTCGTACCTAATCTCAATGGTATGATTGTAGAACCAATAACTTTCAGTTAGCCCACCAAACCTCTGAATGAACTGTTCGATGTTTACCTGATCTTGTTGATTCTGTTGCTGTGCTTCTTGGTTTTCCATCCGATCCTTAAAATTCCATTAAGCTGCTTCTTTTCCATGCAGCGTCCACAGTACTGATTCTTCCGGCCCCAACGTCCGTAGATTGTCCACATGGCACAACCTACGAACCAACAAGCAAGGCGTCTAAGCTTCCATTTAATCCAGTCAGTCAAGATGCCATGATCCTCTCTATCGGTTCAATGTTAGCTTCCGATACCTTGACGTGCCTGCCTTTACCAACAGGCATAATCTCGGCCAGACCGTTGACCCACGCATCAAACCGGCCAATGTACCAGCCAGATTTGTAGTACCTTACCAATGTTCCCAGTACCAAACCTTCTGGTACTGGGATGACAACCTTACGCTTCGGCATTTTTACGCCTCTACCATCTCAAAGTCGATGGTTTCTTGCACTCGTTGGCTGCGCTGCTCTCGTTCGAAGAACTCACGCTCGGCCCTCTTGAACCCCCTGATCCACCAGGATCGCTGCGGCTGATTGTTAAAAGGGCAGTTGTAGAAAGGAATTCTAATCCCAAATGCCGATGCTCCGGCCTTAGTTACGTTTTCTTCTCGGTTCTGAATCTTAGCAGGCTGCGCTAGAACTGTACGGCTAAATACTTTACGTCTCATCATATACCCATTATACACAATTTCGTAGAAAAAAGCAAGCCCGTATTATTGGCGCTACGGGCTTGAGGTTAGGATGTTACAGCTATTGAAACAGTTCTTCTTTGAAGAGTTTCTTGCTATTGGTCTTGAGTTGCTGCTCAATAAACCGGGCAATCTGCTTGAAGGTTTTCCGCTTCCGAATAGATGTACCGTCATTTAAATCTGCCAAGGAATACAGGCTGGTAGGATCGTCACCCACGTACTCTCCAAGAGTATCGTTAAGGCCCGACAGGGCTAGGGCTTTTCTTCCAAGGGCCATATCAGTGCCATCATAATAAAACCTACAATTTCTTTGCGCAGGCTTTTTGATTAGCTTCTTGTCTGCCAACATCTTATCAAAAACTCCCAAACAGCAAAACTTGTGGGTTTCGGTGATCTGGTTGACCGTATGCAGACTTCCGTTGCCCTCTCGGTTAGATTCCATTCAGTCGAGTACACTTCCGTATCGAACATTTCGTCATCTAACTCCTGCACAGAAACGACCCCTAGGCATTTTGCCTTTGGTGCGAATACGTGCATCTTCCTTTGTATTCTTTTGACCGTTGCTCCGCTATCTACAAAGTCATCTACTATAATGTACTTCTTAGTACCATCAAATCCCTCTACGTTATTTCCTGAATGGTTTTCGTCGTCCTCTTTGCGAACGAGTACCATTTCCTTTTCCAGGCGCAATGCAAGAATTGGACCGATAAGAGTACCAGATGATCCACTAAAAACTATCGTATCGTACGGTGCCGATATGGTTCGCATGGCCCTGGCTGCGTCTTGTGCGTGCTTCTTGAGGGATGCCGTACACACGAACTTTGTTATCCAACTCGATCCCCTATATCTCTCTCGCTTTACCATGCCACTCCTATGACATTGCTGCTGCAAAGGCTTTGCTGGCGGATTCATCCGATTCTTTCAGATACTCGCCCGTGCTTTGGATCGAGCGATGGCCCAAATATTGACGAACCCGCTGAATTCCGATCTTATCAATCGTCTCCATAGCACAGGCGTGCTTTAGAGCGTGTGGGTGAAGTTTGTGCGCCGGAATGCCTGCCCTCTTGCCAGCCCGCTGCATGAGCTTTAGGACGCCGTTGCGGGTCATGGGAAACAATCGCTCGTGTTGTTTTAGTGTCTGTGCAAGCTCTGTCAGCCTGTCCGCCTCATTAAGCTCCGGCTCCGGGTGCCTAACGAATGGCTGCGTGGTCTTCATGGACCCTTTCAACCTTTGGACAGTAACGTAGCCGTCTCGGATGTTAGCCTTGGTCAAACTGATCAATTCACTCACCCTCAATGCATGTAAAAATCCCACGGCTATCATCAACTTTTGGCGCTCGTTTGGTATCTCTCGTATTAACTTAACGATTTCATCCTTGGTTAAGTATTGCATCGACTTCTACCTTTCTGGTTGTCTCTTCGAAAATGCCCTCAATCGTGTCAACGAATCCATATATGCCATGGTTGCGTTCTAACCATCGTCCAGTATGACCACTCTCCCCACGACACGGTAATCCATTGTCCGTGTTAAGAGTTTGGAGTCGCTTCATCAAGTGTCTAGCGTGTTCCACGTTCTGACATATGTGTTTGATTCGGTGGTGTCGAGGGGAGCGGCCATAGTTGTACACAATGAGTGATATATAAATCACAGTCTTCATAGTACCAAAACCTCTCTAGGCTGTCAAGCCTTCGGCTTCGGCCTTCGCATGACTCCAGCCGTCTTGCCACACACGCACCGTTGTCGGCTTCTTAGGATCGCGCCTGATCGATGCAATCGAGTAGGGCGGGATGTTCTTCCACCCTCTCTTAAACGCAAACTTCCCGGCTTCGTAAATGTCCGCGTCAGTGACTTCGGGCGGAGGGAGATAGATGCACACTATGCCCTCCATTCCTTCGCTGTGTTGAACGCTTCCTCTTGAGAGCAAATCACACATTGCATGTGGGGCGGAAAACTGCCGACACCGTTGGCAATATGTACCACGTTGACGTGGTCCCCGACAGGGGTAAAGCTTAGTGAAGACACGGCTAGTACAGCCATATTCTCAGTCGTGACAGCGTACTGGCCCTCTTCAAGTTGTCCCAATGTAGTGAATTTCATGCTACCTTTCCTCTTAGTGAGGCCACAGCCTGATCCCAGGTGTCGCCAATTGCTAAAACGAGTTTGCCGTTCTTCTTACAGCCCACTCGTTTGTAGTTAATGTGGTCTTCAGTGAGGAAGCTTCCACCAAACTCTTTACGTCCAGCGTTGAGTACCTGTTCTTGTGCTGTCAAACGTGCCATGAATCTCCTGCTCCTAGTAGCTTTGTCCAGTACCATTCTGATCCCGTGCTTCGGCATCGGCCAGATGTTGACGGGCAGCGGCAAGCCGTGCTTGTAGCAGCACGCGCTCCTCGTTGCTGATCCCTTGGGTTAGTGCCAGTGTGTCGCGCTCAATCTCGGCGCGAAAGAATGCTGCATTGTACTGCCGTGTGTCGTTCATGTTCTCCTTGTGTACTTTAGTTACTTAGAAGCTCTCGACAGTAACCTTGACGGTCCTGCCGTGGAGCTTGTTGTTGATCGCACGGATTTGCTGGCGAACTGTTTCCAGTTTCTCCTGCACGTCGCTCTCTCCGCCCAGGAATACAACAGGCACCCAGGTTCCATCTGCCTTGATAGCCACTTCACGGCCTTCTACCAGGGTCTTTCCGGCCAGTACCAAATCAGGATACTTGTCGGCCAGTGAGAACACGCGAAGATTGACAAGCAGAATCGATCCGGCTAGCCCTGCGCGTTCGGTGTCCCGGTCAGTTACGAGGATGAAGTTGACGTGTGGCTTGGCTTCTGCAATGACCCGTTCAAGGTATGCATCGTCGTTAGTTGTGGTGAAACTGTATACATCAGGCGTATTTGATACGCGGCTCAATTTAGAACTCATGTGACTTCTCCTTAATCTTTTATTACCATTGTGGGGGACGCTCGGAGTCTTCTCGCGGTAATGGTCCGATATGAACTCCACTGCCTTACATGTGGATACCTACACGCACACCCACAATCTTTTGTCACAAACCTGCCATCCCTCTTATGTCCAAAGGACATCACCATGTTCATTCATGGTCTGTGCGGCGATTTCCTTTTCAGGTTCAGTTGGTCCGCACCGGAATGAGAGTTTACTTCGTTGCGGTCTTTGTGGCCTTCTCAGCCTTCCGCCACACTCGCACCGCACCAGGAACCTCTCGCAGGATCACGGCAAGCCCGTTGCGGTATGCAAACGTCCGGATGCTGGTAGAGACTGACTTCACCTTGTCCGCCGCAGCAGGCACATCGAAGAACTGGTCAGAATCGGCCTTAAGCTGATCGATGGGATATTTCAGACCGGCTGTACGTCCGCGCTTAGTCGGTACAGGTGCAGTACCAAAAGTGAATCCACTCCGGATTGTCTCCAACACGTTGCCAAGAACCTCTTCGTATGAAGGGATTTCAGGCTGAGATTCCACGTCTGCCGGTTCTTCCGGAACACGGGGAACGATTGCAATGTCCCTATCGGTTAATACAGAACTCTTTTTCTTAGACATCAGGTTGCTTTCCGCGCCTTAGCGCTGCGTATTTAATACGCAATTACAAGTCCATGGTACCACAACACAATCCGATTGTCAAGGTTTATTTACTTGACGTTGTGGTAGATGTGCTCTTAAACAGAGTACCACAGATGAAATTCAGCCAGAATGCCTTCCAAAACGTTAGCTGGCTAACCCCAAATACGGCCTTCAATGCTGCTGGCGCAACCAGATAATTGATTACCCACAACGTAGGCCATGCAAACAACAGTGATAACCCAATGACAAGAGCTACCACCCCGATTACCACTCCAGTTCCTAGTAAAACCTTTACCATAGTTCTCCTTTTACTTACGCTCTTACTTACTCCGGCTCGTAACCTCTTTCTCTTTGCTCCCGGTCCCAATCGGCGCTGCTTGTGTACGTCCGCAAGCGCTTTCTAGTTACCACTTTGGCAGCAACTAGAATCAAACCAATTGATAGCAGCAAGCTAAGCGCCATCAGTCCCAATCCCATTAGCAGATGTGGCATTGTTGTCTCCAATCTCAGTACCATTATACCTCAGTACCATTTGTATGTCAAGAGGTACTTAATCCTCTAAACATTTCCTCTAGTCAGGCCCAACTCGTATCCTCATCTTCCGGCATGATGGCTGCGTCCTTGTAGCCCTTGATTGCTTTGTTGCCGTTCATCCATGCTTTTTTGATGGGAGTGTTTACCGTTGCTGGCAACTTTTTAATACGATTGAGTAAAGACTTTGCAAACGGGGTAGCGGCCTTGACATTCATCGGCAAGTACAGCGGTAGTCCGGCTTCAAGCTCGCCCAGGGGGAACTCTCTGATCATCTCCATAGCCCACTCGCCGTGAGAACCGCGCTTCAAGGCTCCGGGTCCGCTTATGTCTACGTAATCGTCAATCCCAGGATGGTAAACGACACAATGATTCGGGGAATCATCGGCGTCACCTACTCCGAGAATGGGCCATCCCGTTTCCTTGCTGATCACGTAGGCGAGACTGTGACACTGACCCGTGTTCAATGCGCGGCGGGCATTGTCGTTGATAACCCCTAAGTGCTTCTTAGGGGTTATCTCTAGAGGAATCTTCTTCTGGAACCCATACGGCCCAGAGTAAGTGTCCACGGTGACGATCTGATTGCGGCGATTGTTGGTCGAATTATTTGTCTGCACGTTACGCCTCCGCTCCGGTGATAAACAACTTCTCACCCAGAACTTCATTCCACTCGGCAAACATCGCCGTAACAAAGCCGGTGTCGTAAGCTTCCACATCTCCAATAATGGTATCGTAGATGGTCAGCCCGCGTTCTTTCAGCCCCTCGTTCTGATCCCCATTGAGGAGATGCTTCTCGGCAACGATAGCCAGCTTCCGGTTATCGTTCTGGTAGAACGCATTGAGGAATTGCAGGCACACCCCAACAGGAAAGCGTGAGTGTAGGTGCATCCGGTCTGCCCGGTATTGCTTCGACAATGCTACATGCGTCGGTGAGTGCTTCAATGACATGATTCCCATTCGGTAAATCTCCTTTGTCCGTGTTGGCTGTTGTACTGCGATTAGTGGTGATTGAGGCAAACCAAACCTGCGTCAATTAAAGCTTTTGCTTGCCGTCCGTAGGCTCCCTGTAAACTCCAAGCAAGCCCGGAATATACAAGCTCTTGGAACAGTTCGATGGTGCCTTGCTCATCTAGGTCACCATTCTCCCAGGCCATCATTTTATCCAATTGATCCATCGGCTTGATCCTCCGGCGCACCATCGCGCTCCACAAGTACCACAGTCGCCGCCAGTTCTGCAATCGCCACGCTTTCCTGATTGGTTGCGCGTCTGATCTTCTCGGCCAATCGAGTTGCTATAAACTCGTCAATACCGAAAATCTCGATGATCAGAGACTTCTCCTTGACTCCTTTATAGTATCCGGTTCCTTCGATCAAAGTGTAGCCGTCTACGTCTTTGTCTCCGGTAAGAATGTCGATAATCAGTGACCGATAGTTTGCCCGGTCTTCGCAGTAAATCCGATAGACGTTGGGTGTATCTTGAAGCGGTACTAAATGGGACATGGTTCAATCTCCTGATATCCGATGTGCATGGAGCCTTTCAGCATTAGCTGCTCCCACTCATCCGTTAATTGTTCGTTATAGTCGCTGAACTGATGTTCTCGATCATCCTGGCACGTCCTCAGATAGAACTCAGCACTAAATTCTATGCCATTGAGTTGATAAGAAAACGTACCCATGTGAATGTCGCAGTTCTCGGCAGGCTCCTCGGCCTGAATGCGCGAGATATGCAGAGTCGCCATGATTAAGACTCCTCTACAATCTCGACAACCTTTTCGCCCGTCCGCTCCAGCAAAGGAATTTCAAAGGCGAGATGTTCGAAAACCGATCCGATAAGGATTTCCCCACCCTTAGCGAACCACCAGATGTGTAGGTAATGCTCGACAACCATTCCAACACATCCGAATGCGGCCAGTACGACTACCTTGCGGGTAAGGTAGCGCTGCCAGTGAATGTGACGGACATCACGTAAATGTATGTCCTTCAAAGATTTGCTCATGCATAAGTACCATCCTCTCTTGTTAAAATGTTATTGTTGAGATGATAGCGATTAGTACCACTGCCATCAGGATAGCTGCATCTCCGAGTGTGAACTCCTCTTCAGGATATTCTTCAGCTTCGGTTTGAACTAACTTGATCATATCAGAGTTACCTCAATTCGTCAAGAGATTTGTTTCTGATTGTCCACAAGTAATGCTCAACAAATGCATACTGCTCTTGCGGGAAGTGTCCAGTTTTGGCATACTCGTCAAACTGCCCGATCACTTCGGCGTATACGATACGCTTGAACCACTCCCGATGTGTTACTCCTAAGACTGTGTTATACCCCATCATCGGCCAGAATGTATTGTCCAGCCCAGGGTACTCGTCGATCTGTCGCCACATCTCCAGCATGGCCTTGTATTCACCCTCTCGGCTGAAGTCACCATCCGTGATGAGATGACAAGCATCGTGCCACGCACGGAATAGCCAGTTGATCGTAGGATCACCAAAGACAGTACCAGTCGAGTAGTCTACGTTGATCTTGATGGAACCTCTCGCCCGATAGTCGGCCTTCATCGCAGCAAAGTCCGGGTAGCTGGTTCCTGACAACGTGTGCGGTACAAGGCTACCAAAGAATCGAACCAAACCATTAAACTCGTGATTAAGAACTGGCATGTTATCCTTTCTTCACCTTAACAGGTGGCTGATATCCGTTAGGTGGCCGATAGCCACAGTTTAGGCAGTGTCCGCCGAATGTCATATGCCACGCTGCGCAAGGCGGATTCGGTTTCTTTTTAAGAGTCCATTCGTGATGGGTCATGTTGTGCTGAGCCATGGTTAAAACTCCTACACTCTCACTACATCGACGGATTCTGTACTGTTCACGTCCCAGGTTTCTACAGTTACCGATCCGTAGTTGAGTCGATGAGGAGCGATTTCTTCCTCAGTAGGGTAATGATCTAGAACACTCGCAACGTCTGAGCTTTCATGGCTCCACGTCCCTACAATCAAGTAAACGCGTCGTTTCTTAGGCATGTTGTTATCCTCTCACAGTTCGGATGTTTTGTCAAGTGAAAAAGTACCAGTAGTACCAGTATATTTTTCACACCATCGGGTAGACTATGATCTGCTTCCACCCGTTCCGGATTAGCTCTTGCGCCTCTTGAGTACCATTGGCAAACTCACCGGCAGTATCGCAATCACACGCATCTACAGCACGGATGAGCAGGCTTTTAAGCTTGTAGCCGCGTCGATAGATTGCTGCCCATCCAGTGCGAGTTGTTACTAAACAATCCATGACAAACCTCATCCTTTTGAATTCTTGCGCATGTATTTGAGAAATATTTTCTCTTGCGCAGCCCGACTCGCAGCCCAACTCGCAGCCCAACTCGCAGCCTCACTCGCAGCCTCACTCGCCCGACTCGCAGCCCAACTCGCAGCCCGACTCGCAGCCCGACTCGCAGCCCGACTCGCCCAACTCGCAGCCTCACTCGCAGCCTCACTCGCCCAACTCGCAGCCTCACTCGCCCAACTCGCAGCCTCACTCGCAGCCTCACTCGCAGCCTC